TCACCCCTTTGAATTTATCCTATACGGTATGCTCAACTGCTGTCTGTAGCCGTTTACTCCGAAAGTCGTGGTTACCTCTTCTACGAGATAAACCCCGTTTTTGGAGGGATTTCGCAGATCGACCAACTCGACTTGTACAGCCGGGACCAGTCCGAAATCTCCGAAAATGGTCAATGTTCCGGTTATACCGTTCAAGTTATAGTTACGGAAATATTCCGTTGTCTCTTCCACGAGCTGATCGGAATTGATGCCGACATGGGGGGACATGTATGGCACGATGGTATAAGTCGACAAGTCAACTTTCGTGCGGGTGTCCGCTCCCGCAGCCGTCGTGTTGCCGGTTACTTTATGTGATTTCTTCGATATCTGGGTAGCGTTTACAGTTTGAAACTCCTTGCTGCCCGGAGAATCCGGATCGTATTCCGGGTTTAGCCTCACGGTTACTTCAAAGAATTTCTCGTCCGTACCGAGTGCCTTGCCAGTTACCGCGAGAAACTTCGGATCCGTTTTCAACGCCTTGAGATTACTCTGCGCCACATGTTCGTTGAAATAGATTTTGAACGGACCGGTTCCCGAATCCTCGGGAAAGACAGGCTGTGCCTTACTGGACGAGTATGGGCGTCCGACAGCTATCGCCGGCATGGCCCCGTCATCCTCGGCATCGTATTTCAGAAAACAATACACCTTATAACGGGACCATTCAGAGAGGATGTCAGCCACCGTGAAGTTGTCCGTAACCTTGACCTTGCCGATATGGATTTCATACTTTTTGGTGTCGGAATGGATTTTGAATCCGGTATCTTTCAGAATATTGTATTTACCTTCCAACACATCATTGACTGTGGTGCCCTTGACCGGTGTCTCGAACAGCGGCGCTTTTTTCAGTTTGAGCTTGTAGGCCATGTTCTCACACTGAATTTCAAGCATACTATCGGAATTATAGCCCGTGATATACCCGTCAAACATGTTTTTCATCACGCCGTTATAGCCCAACATGATATTGATGCGCTGTCCAATTTTGAAAGTCGTTTCATCCACAAGGCGCTGTGTCGTGCGCTTCTCGATGAGCACTCCGTCTTCCATGATTTCCGTCGTCAGACGGGATACGTCCTTGCCTTCCAGTGTTACGTTGCCGATAATGGTTGAACGGCATACCGAACCTTTCGGGAAAGTAACTTTGGCTGTTCCTATCAATTTCTTGTAGCTTTCGTTGATTTCAATCGTGTGTACTTCCGTCATCTCCACCCCGTTTAGTATCTTCATCGGATTGTCGGGGTCCGGGTCGCCGACCGTGATGCGGCAACATAGCACGTCCATAGCCGCTACAGCCATAATTGCGTAAGTTTGAGCAGGGAAGCCGGATCAACGACCTCTGTGCCGAATTTAACATACTTGATCCATTTGTTGGTGTGCTTGATGGCCGTGTCCACCACTTCCTGTTCGGCCAGTTTCACCTCTACCGCCTCGGAAGGCTCGACAGCCACGCAGGTCACCGAATAGGGCTGCACGTTCCGGCAGTCCGTCGGCTGTAGAGTATAGCTTTGTACGATGAGCTGCGTGATGTTGAACTGCCTCAAGACGGTGTTGTCACATTCGATGACCCCCTTGTACTGCATCAGCCGCAAGAACTTCGACACTTCCGCTTCGGGATACACATCGGGATATTTCGAGGTGATTTTTCCGTTGATGGTAATTTCCAGATCTCCTCCGGAAATAAATTCCTTACGCGTATAGTCACGTCCTTGCACCTGCGTCAGGAGTATGTTATTACGGCTTGCCACCTGAACCTGCGGACCGAGGTCCACGAATGTCACCAGCCCATATTTCGTGTTGGGTTCCACCTTGCATTCCTTGTTGTCGTAATACCTGCCTTCCTTCGAGATGGAGAGTTCCAGGTAATCTGCCACTGTACGGCCTACGATTGTATCCGTATAGTTCTTTTTTTGGGCAACAGCCTGCTGCTCCTTGATCAGTTGGTAATACTGCCCGGTCTTGTTGGCCAGGCTCGACTGGGACTGGGTTTCCAGATACTTGTCGCGCACCCGTTGTTCCCAATATTTGAGATAACGCGGATACGATCGCAAAAGTCCGTATGCCGTCTGCGAGGCGACCTGTATGACAGCCCGTTTCAACAAGTCATGATGCTTGGAGAAATAATGGACCTGGCCGTCCTGAAGTTCTGCCAGCCCCATGCCCAATGCCAGACGGGTTGCATTGCTGATATAGCCGCCCAGCGTTCCATTATTCAGTATGCCGCCGCTTAACAGGGTTGAAGCGGCCATTTGTAAAAGTCTTCCCATATTTGTCAGCCATTCCAAGAGGCATCGAAGTCATGCACGACATCGATGAGTGCCTGCGCAAGTTGTTGTTTCAGATTCTGTATTTCTTCGGTTTGTCCTTCCTGAGACTTCATCAGATCGATGGTCTGTACACTCAACAGACTGTCAATATTGACAATTACCTGTTTGGGTGCCGCTGAGGAGAGGCGTCCCGTCCCCGAATAGTTTCCTCCGGCCCCTCCGTCATCCGGACCGTTGTTGGTAATTGGGTTGCTGGAGAAAGGCTTGTTATCATTGGAGTCCGGTTCGTTGCTGTACAGATCCGGGGTAAAGCCTGCCACACGGAGAATATTCTCTGCGGCTTCCGCCGAACCACCGAAAGTTTGCCGTAAGGATGAAAAAAACTTAACCAACGTGGTGTGGGCCAGCTTTCGGTGGGCGATGTTCTCTACACGTTGCTCGTCGGTAGCGTTGCTTCCCAACTTTTTCTGCACCCAATGGCCATCGGCATTCTGAGAATAGCCCCAGGCTGCCAGTTGCTCGAAGTCGAAGCCTCCCTTGCGCATGAGGTCCTGTGCCTTGGCGGTGCTGGATATGGCATCCCTGTATGCTGTGGCTGCACGAACAATCTCGGGAACGGTTGTATTGTTGATGTATTGGGCATAGTCATACGTCTGTGCCGCCACAGCCTCCGACATTTCGCCAATCTTGTCATTATACACCACCTTGCCATTGACCATCCTCCATAGGCTCGTGTCGAGGTCTTTGTCCTGCTGCCCGAAGCGTTCATGCACGGTATTCAGGAAAGCGTTTACTTCCAGTACCGAGTTCAGTTTGCCGAGTTCAGCATAAGCCGAGTTGATACGTGTCTGGCTGTCCCGTTTGGCCAACGTGACCAGAGCGTCCCGAATATCATCCTGACGGGCATCATCCATGTTGTAGACATCGTTGATGGTCATCATGCCTTCCGAGGAAGCCGCCGCAAAGGAGCCCATGAATCCTGCCCACCAATGTTTCGTAAAGGCACCGATTTTATGCCCCGACGCCTCCTCGATGGTCTTTCCAGCCACCACTTCCTCCACTGCACGTTTGGTCTTGACGGCCATACGGTAAGTGTCATTCAACGACGAGTAAAGTGCTTCGATGGATGGGTAGCGGTATTTCCTGTTCTGCTCGATCTCCTCCAATACGGCATCTTTGGCCTCTTTGACCTTCCAGGTTTTGTACGCAACCCAGCCCAGGGCTCCGACCAAAGCTGCGATGCCGGCCGTTGCCGCCACGGCGCCAGTACCGATGGCGCTCAGTGAGGCGGCAGCGCCGGTCAGTCCGGTTCCGGTAGCTACCTGAGTGGCGAACAGAGACTTGAGTACGTTCTGAGCCCCGATAGTGCCGCCTCCGGCCAGCAATGCCCTTGCCATAGCTCCACGGCCTGCCACGCCTGCTGCCTGCATGGTGGAAACGATGGCTCTTTTCTGAGCAAATGACAGTTTTCCCGCACCCCCGAAGCCGATAAGCCCCTGAATGGCCTCAATGGAAGTGGTAGCTGCGGCCTGTTTCCCGATAAAGCCGACAGCTATGCCGATATTGGTCAACGCACCTGCCACCTTGAACAGACGGGTAGCCACAACACCGGTAAACACCAGCGGTTCTATCCAGTGGAAGTTACGGGTAACCCAGGCCCCGATATTGCCGATTACCGTAAATATGTCCAGTAGTGCGTTCCCGATAGAAACCAGTCCTCGTGTGAATTCGGGCGCCTTGAACTTCTCCAGCAAAGACCGCAATACCGAGCGGATGGAAGGTTCCAGCACCTCGTATGCCTGCATGAACCCTTCGGTAAGCTGGGAGGTCACCTGTGCCCACAGCCCCTTGGTCGTATTCTGCTTGACCAGTGCCAGCTCGGAGGAAATACCTTGTGAACCCCGGTTATGCGCCGTAAGCGTCCGCAACTGATCGTAATTCCGAACAAACATCATGGCCGCATTTCCTCCGATTTTACCGAAGATGGACTGCATATCAGCCATAGATGCACCCTTTCTGTTCAGCTCCTCGAAGATGTCAGCCAGAGGTCTCAATTTCTCGACCATGACTCCCTCGATATCTCTCATTTCGGTAAACTGGACTCCCAAGCGGTCAAGTACCTTCTGCGCCTCTTTTGTGGGTTTGGCAAAACGGGTAGCCATGGCACGCAAGGAGGTTCCTGCCAGGGTGCCTTTCAGACCCATATTTCCCAACAAACCGATGGCGGCACTGGCTTCCGTAAAGTCAATACCGGCCATGCGAAGGTATCCGGCTGCCATCTTGTAGGATTCAGCCACCTCCACAATATTGACGTTTGATCGCGATATGGTAGAGGCGATGACATCGGCCACACTGTCCATGCTGTCGTTGTTGATGTCGTAACCAGCCATGATGTTGGTGGCAAGGTCGGCGATGTAGGCCACGTCATTGTCGCCGATCAGAGCCAGATTCGTAATCGGACGGATCGACTTGTGGATGGTATCGATGTTCATTCCCGCCATTGTCAGGTACTTGACAGCACCGGCAATCTCCACGGCCGTATATTTGGTGTCGATACCGATTTTACGGACGTGGCGGGCCATATTGTCAAACCGGGTCTCGAATGTTTTCAGGTCGGTATCGGCCACTTTCAGAATGGAGTGCGCCGACTCCATAATATTGGAGTATTCAATGGCTTTTGTCAGCTCCGAACGCACAAAGCTGTAGCCCATGTAGGCATTGAGCATCGAAGCGAACGGCAAGTTCCGCAGCGAGGGTGCGTGGGAGTATTGGATACGGTTGATGGCTGCGCGACGCTTGCTGCGGTACAGCGTTCCCGCAGCCGTGTTTTCGCGCTGCATCAGCCGCACAGACTGCATGGCGTTGCGCTGTTCCTGCCGTCGGGCATTCTGTTCCGCTTTCTTCTGTGCCGCAGCCTCAGCCCTCAGGCGGGCATCTTCCGCCTTTCGCCGGGCTGTTGCTTCCTTGCGCGCCGCGTCTTCCGCCTGACGCCGCAGCCGTTCCGCTTCCCTTGCTGCGTTCTTGCGCTGCAGCTCCTGTTGCTTCTCCGAATCAAGACGTGTCTTGCGACGCTGCTGCGCCTCAAAATTCTCTTCGTCCTGGACCAGTTTCTGACGGTGGAGCTGCTGTTGGGTGTACAGCCGCTCCATGAGTCTCTGCTGCGCCTTTTCGGGCAACGCGAAAGCCGTTGGAGCATATGGAACCGGCACGCCCGAAGCTAAAGAAACGCCGGCACTTCCCAATCCTCCCTGAATATTCAGGGAGATAGAGGAAGCACGTCGGACTTGTCCCAATAACGCGAGAATGTTTCTCAGCCGCTGTTCCGCTTGGTCGGTCTTGATATTGAGTTCCCGGCTCCGCTCCATGTATGTGAGGGCCGAGTTTATTTTGCCAATGGCCTTTGTGATGCGTTTTTGGGCATCTGCCATGGCCGATACCGAAGAGGAGGCGTTCCGTTCAATTTCCGCCTTGCGCGCTTCTGCCGCCTTCTTCTCATACAGGCTTTTCGTGCTTGCCTTGATCCTCTTGCTGTCCAGAGCTTGTGCCGTACCGATGGAAAGCGTGATGCCTCTGGAAAGTTCTGCTATCTCCGTCAGCAGTTTTTTTACCCTTTCCAGTTTCGCCTCACTGTTTTTCGTGTCGATGGTCAGGCGATAATCGAAACTTCGCTTTTTCCCGTTTTTGGTCCGGAACACCCGGTCAATCTCGTCCATCATGTTCTTGATGTTCGTGACGGCCGGAGTCAACGACGCTTTCGCCTGCACAAGTTTCCCCACGGCCTCACCGAAGGCGATGACCTGCTTGGTACCTTGAGAGGCATCTACGTTGATGGTATAATTGACCTGGTAATTCTGTTCCTGAACCATGACGAGTTGTTGCTTCTATCTTAAAAAGGAATAGGGAAGGAGATTAAAAAACGGCCAGTCGCAGGACACGCACATTCGTTTTTTGCACTGTCCGATTTTTGTATTATTTTTGTTAAGTGACTGCCTGAAAAGCTATCAAAAACACAATACGAATTATGGCAAGACAAAAGAAAGAACCGGAAACCCTGGAGACCTTCACGCAAAAATGCATGCAGCGGCCGATAGCCAAAATCATCGAGGAACTGTTCAACACACGAGCAGAACTTATGGAATGCCGACGTACTATCGGAGGCATGAAGCGGCGGAAGGAATCGGGAGTGACGAAGGAGGAGATCCAGCGTCTGCAAAACATTGAACGCAAGTATAAGAAGATACTGGGTTTGGCCGCAGACGTGGCTAATTCTGACGATTAGCCGGATATCCGTTATTCGATACAAATGCGGGGCGCACATCATTTGTGCAGCCCCGCTTTCATCAGTTCCTGGTTGAGATGTGCCGCTTGCATCTGCTCGTGCAGCCACAGCGCCTCTTCCGACAGCATGGCAAATTCCTCATCCGTGACTGTGTTAAGGTTCACGCCGGGGAAGTAATGGCGGACGTAAATCATCCGTTGTCGGATGCGCTGCTCGTCCGTCACCACCCACCGGCTTATAAGTTTACCAGAACGCTCTGTCGTGTAGTGATGAGTTCCGACAACTGTCCCATCAGGCCGAAGAGGAACAGCGAATCGTTGTCGACAAGTTCCTTGTCTCCATCCATGAAGCAGTCGCGCGCCAGTGTGCGCATGGCCAGGACCTCATCCTTCTTTGAGGCCGCCATGAACTTGGAGAACTGCGGGAAAGTGGGCTCCGCCATAAAAGCGACGTAGTATTCCTTTTCCCCACATTCGGTCTCCCCATATACGACCATCGGGTAAACCTTGCGCAGTTTCTTCTCTTCTTTGATTTTGAGGGCTTTTTCCTTGATTTTGGCTTCCTGTTCCAGCGTAAGCATCTTTTCTTCCATATCGAAATGAATTTGATTCATTTAAAGTGTAGGGGAAAATTCTCCGAAAAGATTACGAAAACACGAATTATCTCGCATCTGAATAAACAGCCCGAGCATTAAGCATTGATTTCTCTATGCAATTCATCTGAATACTCAAAAAAATGATATACGGCCCGGTCATACCTATGCCTGTCTATTGGAGCCGCTTATAGGACCGGTGTATATACAGGCGGCAATATGGCAGAGACGGAAAATATATTCCAATATTTGTAACATCAGATAATTATCGTTACTTTTGTACTGTTATCATGCGAAGTGATAATGGTACAAAATAGATGATAATGAATATAAGGGAAATCATAATAGCCGGGATAACTGTCGCATTGACACCTGTTCAACGGTCAGAACTGAAGGGGCTGAATATTGATACGATCACAAGATTCAGTTTCTATCATGGGACATTCAACGGGCAGCCGTTCTGCTTTGCTTCCCAAAACGGTACGGCAACGCTGACTCCGGCCAATTATCGCAGATATGCGGAACGTGTAGAAACGATTGTCGGCGTGCCGGTCGTCTTCATCCTTGAAGCCGCGACATACATCAATCGCAGCCGCTTGATTGAACAGGGAGTCTATTTTGTAGTATCCAGAAAATATGCCTTCCTGCCGACGCTGCTGGTAAATGCCATAGAGAAATCCCGAAGGCCCAAAAAGAACAGACTTCTGTCACCGGTGGCGCAGTATCTTTTGTTGTACTATCTGCAATCATCGTTGCATGGGAGCTGTACCATAAAGGATTTCGAAAATATCTGTCCATATTCCTATCAATCAGTCGGACGAGGATTGTTGGATTTGGAACAGTTCGGGCTCTGCAGGTCTGAAATGATTCCCAATGTGGAGAAAAGAGTAATCTTTACACTGCCCAGGCAGGAACTTTGGGAAAAGGCTGTGCCGTTTATGCGGAGCCCGGTCCGCTGGGTGTATTACACGGATGACGACCTGCCGGACAATCTGATGACAAGCGGTATCAACGCCCTGTCGCATTACTCGCATCTGAATCCGGAAGAGAGGCGGACCGTTGCCATCCTGGACCGGGATTTCAAAAAAATGGTGTCGGAAGGCTTGAAGGTTGACGACATGGAAGGGAAACATTGTATCGAGGTTTGGATATACCACCCGCGGATGTTTCCGGACACGGAATATGTCGACAAACTGTCCTTGTACCTGTCGTTACGGCACGATACGGACGCAAGGGTGGAAGGTGAATTGGAATATATAATCAAGACAATAAAATGGTAAGAGGTTTAGAAAAATTCAAGGAGTATTTTAAGGATTTCAGCGACAATTATATCATCATCGGCGGAACGGCTTGCGATATCGCGTTGACGGGTAGCGACATGCCGCCCAGAGCCACGGATGACATTGACATGATTCTGATTGTCGACAACATGACCCCGGAATTTGGCCAACGGTTCTGGCAGTTCATCTCTGAGGGGGAATATCAAAACCGTGAACGCAAGCGCGGAGAAGGCAAAGAGCCGGTGCCCGAGTTATTCCGGTTCATCAAACCGTCTCCCGGTTATCCAATCCGCATCGAGTTGCTGTCCACACGCCCGGATATTCTCGGAGAACCTACCGGATTCCACCTGACACCCATTCCTGTCGGAGAAAAGCTCTCCAGTCTGTCCGCCATCGTTATGGATCCGGACTGCTATCAATTCACCATCGAGAACAGCACGGTACACGACGGTTTGAGGGTTGCCACGCCATTATGTCTGATCTGCCTGAAAGTGCGAGCGTTTCTCAATCTTACGGAAGAGAAGAAAACCAATCCTGAAATCCGCAGCCAGGATATAAAGAAACACCGGGACGACGTATTCAAGTTGCTGGTGACCGCTATCGATCCGGCAAATACGATTTCACTTCCTGACGCACTGAGAAATGACATGAAAACATTTGCGGACATGATGGAGGCTTCGTTGCCGAACCAGTCCCTACAGGACAGGCTGCGAGTGGACGGTGAACAGATCAGAACTTTTATTGCAATAATGAGAGAAGTATTCGTATTATAATATGAAGATACAATATGCCAGTGACCTGCATCTTGAGTTCTCCGATAACAGCCGCTTTTTGAAAGAGCACCCGCTTGAAGTGACGGGAGATATTCTCCTCCTGGCTGGCGACATCGGCTATATCGGGGACGACAACTATTCCACGCATCCCTTCTGGAACTGGGCATCGGACCATTACCGCCAGGTCATCGTCATACCAGGCAATCACGAGTTCTACAAGCTGTTTGACATCGACAAGCTTTACAACGGTTGGAGTTATTCCATTCGGAAGAACATCACCTGTTATTATAATGCCGTCATTCCCCTGTCCGCAGATACGACGTTAATCGCCACGACCCTGTGGTCTAAAATCTCCATGCAGGATGCCTGTGCCACGGAGAGTGCCATCAGCGATTTCAAGCGTATCCGTTACGGCAACGAACCGCTGGACTGGACCCGTTTCAACGACGAGCATTACCGTTGTGTCCGTTTCTTGAAGGATAGTATCACCCGAAATACGGCCCGACATATCCTTGTCGCCACACATCATGTGCCTTCCTTCAAGCTGCTGGCCTCGGAATTCAAGGGCAGTCCGTTGAACGGGGCGTTTGTCGTCGAGTTAGGTGATTTCATCGAAGCAAGTCCCGTGGAATACTGGATATACGGGCATTCCCACCGGAATATGGACAAGCGAATCGGCCATACCATGTGTCTTTCAAACCAGCTCGGCTATGTTTTCAGCGGTGAGCATACCGGTTTCTTGCCGGGAAAATACATCGAAGTCTGAACAATAAAAGGTGCGCAAGGCATAGGCCTTGCGCACCCTCCTGAGAAAATGGGAACAAAAACAGGATCATAGCCTGACCAAACATCCTTCAATTCCACTCTGTTCAAGCATTTCCGTATTTTGTCGGTCGAAGGCAATCAAGCAGGACGGAGCGCCCGCGAGACCTCCCTGCACTCCCGAGGCGTGGCAAAAGCTCACCCTTCCCTTGATAAAGAGAATAGAGTCCGCACGGGGGAAAATCAGTTCCTGGAACAGTTTCGTGTCTGTCCTGACAAACGTCAGCGCCACGGCATTGCGATGTTCCGCGCACCGCTGTATGAACTGTGCGATGAGCGCCTTGTCATACGGCGGATTGCAGAATACACGGCCATGCCACGGGAGTTTGAGCCCGTCGTCCTCGACCGTATAATGGTGCGCCGCAATGTTCCACGGACGGTTCACCGGCGCACAAGGGTCCAAATCGAATGCTCCCAGCCGCTGCAAGATGGACGGCGGGGTCAGCCATTCATTCTTTCCCGTTGCAGTATTTCCCTCAAAAGTCACATTCATAGCCTGCCATTAAATGGTATCCCCTGAACCGATTTGAATATCGAAAGGATTCAGATCGAATTCGTGAGTGATGTTCGTGTCATCCTGCTGGGATTCCAAGCAATCCTCGGTGAAGATACAGCCTTTCAGAGTGACGGTTGTGGTCGTCCAATCCTCAGATGCCATCGGGTTGGCAAAGGAGATGATCAGGTCGAACTCTCCGATTTCGAGCAGCGAGCCATAGACCGAGCGCAGCAACTGCTGTGTAGCGTAATCCATGGTGATGGAAGCCGAATAAGTGATGTTCCCGAATCCGCGGGACACGGGTTTTCCACCCATGCCGTAGTTGGATTCCACCTTGCGCTTTTTGGACCATTTTATTGCCGACACGCCTTCAAGCGTCGTCGAGCCTTCGTCAATTCCCAAGGCTGTCGATGACAAGGTAATCATCGACCAGGAATATGCTACGTTATTGATTACAGCCATAATGCGGGTATTAAGCGGTTAATGAAAGACCCTCTTCGACATAGATCTTGACAGCCACTCCGACCGGTACGATGACATACGAAATGCGGAGCGTATCATCAACCAGTACATTCTGATTGGCGTCAATGGTCACGGCATACCCGGAAATCTCCTGTGCGGCCTGCATCTTGGCCAGAATATCTCCGATAAGCGTCTTGAAGGCCGTTATCTTGGAAGCCGCGAGGTATCCCGTCGAGGGATTGACCAGCAACGGCGAGTTGACATAGGGAAGCAGCGCGGCACGTACGGCCCTGCGGCTCTTGTTAATCGTCCTGTTGCGGGCAATGGTACGGTAGTCTCCCGTGGAGCAGGTCTGGTCCTTGGAGATATAGATGCCGTTCTCCCGTCCTGCATACTTGATCGGGAAGATATAGCCCTTGTCATCGAGCTCGTCCAGCAATGCCGGGGAGAGGGATTCGTAACGGTTCAGACTAAGGAAGTTTTCCTCCGCCTCGTCCAGGTTGATATCCCCGAATCCCAGTTCTATTTCCTGGAAGTCATCGGTGAACAGGTTGAACTGCTTCACCCATGCGATGGATTCCTGCACCCCGGCTTTCGCGATGGCACCCATCACGGCCCCGAGGAACCCCACGGGTGTATGGTTGACGTTGCGCATCTGCATGAGGCCGACAGTCTCGTTATGCGCCTGTCCGAAGATGCAGCTGATACGACTGGCCTCACAGATGCAGGAGGGAATCTTGTTCAGGTCGACCTGGCGGCCCTCGGTCGTATCTGCTCCCGTATTGGAAGGGTTTGCCGAAAGAACGAGCGACAGAGGCTGGTTCTGTTCAGCAAGGCCGACAGCCACGTCATTCAGTCCCTTTACAAGATTGAGGTTGTACTTGTCTTCGCCTCCGTTGGCCTTCCATAACGGCTGTTCGGTCCAGATGCCGAGCTGGTTGATCATCCCTCCGGCAGCCCTTTGCATGATTTCCAGTGCGTCCCAGTTCGAGGAACAGTCCGCGAACATGACATAAAGTTTTCCTGTTCCATTCACGTTTCCCGACATGCGGAAAAACTCCCGTATATGGTATGCCGGAATGCCGTGCAGGAAGTTGACATTGGCTTCCTCCTCCTCCGTGGCCACTACGCGCTCAATGATGCCGAAATCATTGACGGCGGACTTGAGCGAAGTGATATAGCACACATCTCCGAGTTTGAGCTTCGATTCATTTGTCTTGCCGTACCCCTCGGTGAAGAGTGTCGGCTGCAAGGAGACGTCAAAGAGCAGTCCGGTCACCTTTTCGTTCCCGGAACCGGTATCGTACGGGATATTTCCGTCGACATCCTTGATAAATACATTTCCAAGCGCCATTATGATTTCATTTTAGATTGTTTGAAATACGGGTTTTTGTACAGCACGGCTTTCCCACGGATGTGGATGGCAGTGTCCGGTGAGAAGGTACTACCTCCGTTTCCGATGTAAAGTGCCGGATAACCGGGGAATTTCTTCAAGAGTTCCAGAATATGGGGGTCGGATGTTTCCTGCTCCTTTGTCTGTTGTGTTTTCGGTTTCGCGGTCGCTTCTGCCTCGGATTGTACCGTTTCTTCCTGTATGCGTTCAGCCTCCTGTTCCGCCACAGCTTGCGTAGCGGTAACATCTGGATTCTGGAGCGTTTCTTCATTATTGATTTTTTTTGCCATGGTTGTCGAAAGAAAATTGGGGAGCGGGGCCTTACCTCCACTCCCCGGGTGAGACATTCAAATCAGATGAAAGGTGTGTTATTCGGTTTTCTTGTAGGCGGTGTGAACCACGATTTCCGCAGGACGCACAATGTTGACATCCATCTTCATGCGCATCTGCATGAAGAAGAGCTCGGAGTTGGCCTGGAGGCGGTCCACCTTGAGGATTTCCGTGTCGTTGGCGAAATCCACGCCCATCCAGAGGTTGGAGTCCATGCCTGTGGAGAACTCGCCAAGCACCATGGTGTGTTCCGGAATACCGACGATGGGGATGATACGTTTTCCCTTGAAGCGGTACTTGTTCACCTCGGTATTTTCCGAATACTTGACCTGCTTGTCGGAAATGTACTGGTCGTAGGCATCCCAGGCGTCCCAGCCGACAATGAAGGCCAGTGAAGTTTTCTTGCGGATCTGCTTGGGACAGTTCTTCCACATAGCATATAGGGCGGCTTCCACGGCGGCACCGTCGGAAAGTTCGGTAGTACCCGAGACGATGCACTGTCCGCCCGCTTTCACCTCGTCATCCGTGGAGTTCACGTTGTCGAGGATTCGCTTGATGACCCCGTCGAAATACTTCTCTTTGTTGGCGCCGATTTTCGTGCAGCCTTCGGGAGCCGTAATCTTGGCCGCCGACTCTCCGCCACGTGCGGAGGTCCAGATAGCGTTTCCGATGTACTCGTTTTTCTTGTCCATCAACAGACGCAGCATCGTGGCCTGAATGCGAGGATCCAGCTCCCGGAACACGAGATTGCCTTCGGGTTGTGCGAACTTCCAGTATTTCTCGTAATCCCTGGGATTGAACTCCAGGTAAATCATAAAGTCGGAAGGTTCGAGATAGCGCTCGGTAAACTGGTATTCGTTCGAGCCGTCTTCTCCCTTGGTGCCATGCGTCGACTGCGGAGTGGGAACGTTGTCCTGAATGACGTTCCCGAGTTTTACTGCCGGCAGCGTATAACGGTGCTGGATGCCGGTCTTGATGTGGATAAGTCCTTCGCGGACCGTGTCGTTCCCTTGAACGGTATAGGTCAGCAGGTCTTCCAGCACCTCACCGTTATACCCGTTCTGTAAGAAGTTTAAAGTATCAGCCATTGTCTTTTGAGTTACAGGTTTGAAAAAGAATCTCAGCCGACAGGCGGATACCTCTTCCGCGTGAGACCTCAGGTCTCCGGCAAGTCAATTAACAGTAGATTAAGGGTTGAGCCACTACGGGCTTCAGGTTATCGGAGCTTCTTGAACTTGAAGTCGCTGCCGACCACCTCCTTGACCTTTTCAGTCATCAGTTCCTCGGCTGTTCTCGCCGCATCTGCCGCCGCCTGGATATTATCCGGATTCTTGGCGATCTCGCGTGAAATCTTGTCACGGGCAGGAATGGAGGCCAGCGTGCTTTCCGCCAGTGCAAAATTCGAGGTGGCCATCTCAACCCACTGGGCTTTGGCCTCACGGTCGATTTTCCCCTCGTTGATGGCGTTTTCCACCAGCGTCTCGATGCGAGCCGCCTGCTCATCCTTCTCCTTCTGCTCATAGGCAGACAGTCGTGAGGTAACGGCCGCCAGGTCCTTCTGCAGATTCTGAATGGCGGCCTCCTTGCCGGCAATGACCGTCTGGGCGTCATTCAGGGATTTCTGCATTTCCTTATACTTGGGTTCCAGGGCAGCCAGTTCCGAAATGCGGGCCATGACATCTTTAACATCCTTGTCCTTCATACCGATGGATGCCGCAATAGCCCCATATTCAAATCCTTGTGTCTTGTTTTCGTTCGTCATATCGCTTTCTGTTTGTTTAAGAGTAGGTGCTGTTTCTTCAAATAGTTTATTCTCTGAACTGACCCGGCTCATGAGCTCCTGAATGGCCGCCGTGTCGGTCAGTGCCGCCACCTCACTGTGCACCTTCTCACAGAGTTGTTTGGAGGTGTGGATGACATTCTCGGCCGGGATGATGCCTGCCTTCACGGCCGCCGCAGCATCGAAATAGGTGCCGTCCTTGCCGGCCTCCCCGTTCATGATGGCGCGAACCTGTTCCGCCTTCAGTCCGAACCGCTTACGGTAGATGGTCTCAATCTGCCTGGTGAATGCCCGGACCATATCCGATCCTTCGTCGTCATCCCCATCCGGGAGCATCGGATTGTGAATCATCAGTATGGCATAGTCTCGCATGAGCGAACGGTTCCCCGCAGCCCAGATGATGGATGCCATCGATGCGGCGATACCTTCAATGATGCATTCCGTATCCACCTTGCTGTTGGCAATGGTGGAATAGGTTGTCATGCCGTACAGCACACTGCCACCCTCCGAGTTAATCAGTACGCGTATGCACGAAGGGCGCACGACATTCTCCAGAAAATCGAACTCTTCATTGAACCGTGCGGTATTCTCCTCGGAGACACGCCCGAAAAAACGTATGACGGCCGGCTCGCCTGTTTTGGCCTCGCCGACAACATATTGAAGTGAATTGATATCCATAATCGACTGTTTCTTTCCGAAAGAGTAGGAGTATGGTTTGAAGAAAGTTGTAAGAGAGAAGTTGGCCTGAAAAAGAACAGGACAGGGCCCGCATCGTCAGGTCCTGTCCTGTTCCTCCTCTTCGCCGGAATCCTCCGTAGGTGGTATCTCATCCGCATCGGCGGAGATCACGAATCCGGTCACCTCCTCGTATTCGGGTTTGGCGTGATGCCCATGCTGTTGAAGATCATGCTGCGGAGCGTCGCTGTGCTGTGTGAACGGCGGCATCACCAGATAACGCTTCACCCAGTCCCGGTAGCGCCACGCTGACGACTCGCGGAACCATACCTCGTAGTCTATCCAGTAGGCTTGTAGCATGTTGGTCGTCTGCGGCATATCGAAATAGGTCAGGTTGCAGCGTTCGTTAAGCGCCGGTTCCCGATCCTTGGCATCCTGAATGGCCACATTGAGCCGCTGAAAGACAATGAAGGGATCGCATTCACGTTCCGGGTCGGAGTTGTTGAGCGTGTTGAGAATGAATCGTACCCGCATGGTGGCGCGACCTTCGCCGATGCGTTGCTGCGCCACCAGGTAGCGGACGTTTACGAAATGGATGAATACCGCAGGGAAAGCGATCTCGTATTCCGTGTTCTCACCACGGACAATCCGCGCAAACTGCCCGTTATCAATGGCTATGGTCTTGAAAAAGGCAGGCGAAGCCCCGTCATCCGGATTTTCCCGTATGGTGAGTATCGCTCTGCGTACCGCCTGGTACATGTTCACGAACGGGTTTTCGGAGACCTCTTCCGGCAGGCTTTCGTTGCGCGGCGCCGGCATTACGGGAGTGCTGGTGTTATGCTTGTCCTTAATCATGACATGGGGAATCCTTCAAATATTTTGTCAATGAAGTGAGCGGCTATGTACGCGTCAATCTTCGGAGAGAAACCGATGAACTGACGATGTACGGGGCGCCGTGAAGAATACTGGTTCACCGTGTACAGTCCAAACTTAGGATCCGTATTGTGCACGGCCGCATAGTGACCGTACCGTTCCCGGCTGCGCCCTCGCTTGCCACGGACAGGGACACTCTTCTCGGTCGTGTAAATGTTGTAATATGCCCCTTTACTAAAAATACGCGTGCGGTTATTCCGTCGGCCCACAATGTTCGTCCGCTTGTTTTCAAAGTTTATACTTCTCGCCAGAGTTCCCGAATCGTTCATCACCGGATGTGTGAACCGTTTTCCCCAGCGGGAAGTACGAGGAGCCCAGTGGCTGCCGCCACAGAATCCTCCTGATGAAAAAGAGGCATGGAACTGCTGACGGGAATAGTCACCGGCAAGCGTCACAAAGTCAAAGACGTTGTATTGGAGCTTATTGGGCATCTTCGTAACATACTTCCCTTCCACCCAATGGGCACAGAATTCGTCAAGCGTTATCTTAGGCATAGAGGAATCGTTTTTTGAGTTTGTCGCCTGTCTGCACGGCAAACTCCGGCAGCGGCGTGCTGAAATAAGGATGTGCGTTGGAGAAGATGCGTCCACCCGTGGCAAGACTCTCCCGAAAAACCGGATCCACCTTCCTATGTCCGGAAGAACGGGAGACAGAAGCGTGTACCGAGGCGAAACCGTTGGCCACGAGGTAGCATCGGCAGCCCCATTCGATAGGCGGAATCAGTTCCGGCGGGAATTCCGACTTGCGATAGGAAACCCCTTCGAAGGAAAGGTGCCAGGGACGGACCCGTTCATCCCCCTGCGTCATGAAGGTAACAAGCGTGTCCTCGCTGACAGCCATCCACCAGGCAGCCATCGCAGCTGCCAGTCCTACCTGCTCGTTTTCTTTCTGTGCGTACACGAGGTTATAGCGTCGGCAAACCTCCTCGCACTCCGCCAAATTCGTTTCTGAGACCTGTTCAGGGAGAGCTCCGAGCATGGTCATCTCTTCGGCCACGGCAAAATCAATCAGGTTTTCCACCGCAGCCACGAGAATTTCATGCTGTTGTCGCTCACGGGCAGAGATGAAGGCGTTCCGGTTCCGGAGAATATCCAGCGCACGGTCGAAATCAATGCGCAGCCCACGCAGGGCCCTGTCAATCAAGAATGAAGCCCGCAAGGTAATGATCTCCTCGATCAGGTCTTTCCGCTCGGCACTATTTTCCCACCATTTCACAAGCCGGCGGAAGGCGTCCCGAACAGCCTCGTATTCCTGCTGTTCCTCCGGCCCGTAGGCAGCATTGTCGGCAGCCCTGCATTCAGGGAGCGTAAGACGGGCTGTTACTTCGCTCCCCGCAGAAAATTTGCCACATGCACCCCGCGAGGATGTCCGTAGCGGCGGTAGTATTCCTCGTCGGACATGATCCCCCGGTCGTTATGGCTGGTTCCTGCGACCGTTCCACCGACCAGCCCGGTCATCACGTTGAGCTGCTTGCCCACGTTGATGCCGAACTCCTTTTCAATCTCATCGGGCGCCACTTCATATTTGTCCGTAATCAGCGAATAGAGCTTGATGCGGTCTTCGTTGCTCATCTCGATGCGGTTCGAATACTTGAATTCCAACCCCGGTAAGATATAGCCCATGGCAACCAGTCGCGGCACAATCTCCTCATTCATGATGTTCTCAATATATCGGCGGTACACCTCGATGCGATCCCGGAAAATATCCTGATGGGCTTTGGTCGAGCCGACATACGACTGCATACCGCCCGCCATCGACTCGCTGCCCAGCACCAAGTTGGAGACTTCCCGGTTCACGAACTCGATAAGCCCGGTATATATTTTCTCGCTGTTGGACATCGTGAAGGTTTTGATGTCAACCTCGTCCTCAATGCCCGTAACCACCACCTTGTTCTGCGCGGCGTTGGCAATCTCGTTGGCCAGCCGCTTGCGGTCCGCATTGCTCTCCGAAACGGTTTTTCCGTGAATGATGGGCTGTCCATAGGTGTGTGAGAAGTTCACATAGTTGGCTACGGTGAACTTCTTAGCCAGAATGAGTGGCGTAGTGGCTGAAAATAGCCCGAGGTCCCCGGAGTTTATCAGCACATAGTGTCGTCGATAGGTCGCCTTGCGGAGATCCCAATGCGGCATCCATTGCCCCTGCCGCTTCAAGACCACCTGCTGATCCGGCAGGACGTTTCTCCGTTCTATGATGTTTACCTCCGCCAGTTTGCCCGTCTTCGGGTCTATATCCGGCATGATCTCCAGCAATGTATAGCCATACAATTTAGCCTCGATAACGCCCTTGATGATGCGGTCGAATTGAGAACCCTGTATCTTCTGTGTCTGTGCGACATCCTTGATGTACTTTCCTTTTTCATTCACTCTTGCCAGCATGTAACGGTCCCCCAGAATCTGGCTCTCCAGCGTTTCGATCACCGAACGGATATGAGCGTCCTGCTGCAGACACGCCTCATACAAGTCTATCAGTCTGGACCGGTCGTCCAGGATATAACCTGTTTCCGTATCCATGCGGCATGAGCGGTACAAGTTGTTCCGCTCGATTTCCCGGACATACTCCTGTATGGTCTTTTTCGAGGTCTTGAATATGCTTTCCAGCAGTTCTTCGTGAAACGAATGGTCTGATTCTGCCATCTTTGCTCCTTTTCTTTTAAGAGTAGCCTGATTTGGAAAGCAAAGTTTTCGGTCGGGGAAATGTATACAGTCGAAAATGGGGTTATGGGCTATTTTTCAATTAAAAAGAACTGAATATAATATACATATTTCACATCGTATTTATTTTATAAATAACTTATAATCAATATAAAAAGAGTAGTCTAAAACATAAAATAATAATACTTTTGCACTATATTTACACGCAAAAAAAAATATACCTTTGTTCCTACTTGTTAAAAACGAATCAAGAAATGAGAATCAAGAGATGAAAGTTAAAAAGGTTCCTTGTCGGAGCATCCGGTACAAGGAATTTCCCGACTTGCTGTTTGGAACGCCGCAGGAGGGCGCTCCGGCCTATTTCGACGCGACACATTTCATACAGAGCCGCGGAGACGAGAAACGCCACTCTCTGGCTGATTTCCGGGTGGCTTTCCACTTGTGGATCGAGGAGTTGTGCCGGCAATACGAAATAGACAGGGAGGATTTGTTCATCCGCGACGAGGCATCGGGGCACCTGTTAATTGATGAATGTCTGGCTCTATTATTTGTCGTTTACATCGAGCCTCCTTTCGGCGTCTACCTTCTGGAGCGAATTTCCGAAATGTTTGTCGATGGATTTACGGTTTCAGACACCTGGCTGGTTCAATCGGTCGGGCTTAGATTTACGAATGAGGAATTAACGCAAATTTTAGAACATCATGAGACGCAGTAATTTTAAACGACCAAAGATGGTGCTCATCTTCAACGGAGCACAGATTCTCGTTGCCATCACGCGCTCGCTTCATAGTGCGGCAGAACTGACAAAAGGCAACTTGCAGGCAATTTCTTTTTGTTGCACCGGTAAATACATCTGTAGCGGAGGGTTCTATTTCCGACACCTGCACCCGAATGTGGAAATCGAGTTGCAGGACCTGGGAACTCTCCAACTTCAAGATTACGATTCCCTGTGTGGAGAGAAGCGGACCTATTACTCGGTCCGGCAAATGGCGCACAAGCGGACATTGCGCGAAAAGAAAGGCAAACAGGAAAACAGAAATACCAACGAAGACAAAAATTCATGAAAGAATATAGGAACGTGCCGTTCCGCGAGTGGAGCATACGGGTGTCGCGGAGTCATAACGGACAAGTGCACATCTGTGCAAGCGATGTATGTGAGGTCCTCAAGCGGGATGAACTGATTAAGAAAGGGACGATTACCGAAATATGCCCCTCGGCCCTGCGGCTTCCCTTCCGCGCCAACGGCCGCGAACTCTGGGGGTTCCGACCCGCGGACATGAGACGGCTCCTGCAATTGGTCCGCAAGGACAGTATCCTACCCCGAGACCTCATTGATGAGCTGGAGGTCTGGGGAAACCAGTTGTTGGAACTGGAAGCCGGAGATATGCACGCACACGGGCAGCGGGACTTTGTGCTGAGCTACGAAGCGGATTTTCCAGTCACTTTCCGCAAGATGGGCAACAAACTGATGGTGAATGCCACGCAGATCACGATGCATTTCGGGAAAATACCCTCCGAGTGGCTGCGAATTACAGCTACGGATTCCCTGCGGCGTGAGATGGCCCGCAGCGGACAAACTGACCGTTACGAATTCCAAATCTTTACGACTCGCGGACGTGGCAAGGGTGCCACATGGATTGAATCACCGTTAGTGGTTCCTCTGGCCCGCTGGATAGCGCCCGACTCGGGATTGGCCGACTGGTGTGCACAGCAGATTGAACGGCTTACGGCGGACATAGCTCCGCGTCCCGTGCGGAGGAGGGAATACAAAAGCCTTGAGATTCGCTGTCTGGACCAGCCGCTGCCCACGGATATGGATACGGCTCTTGCCATGATCGAGGAACACAGGAAGGTTATCCGGGATTTCATTCCCAAAGTGGCCTTCTACGATGATTTCATCGAAAACAGGGAGTGGTTCCGAAGCACACGCATTGCCGACGAACTCAATATCTCGCCGCGCAGCCTGCACCAGTTCCTGCTCGAACAAGGCATCTGCAAGTACCAGAAGCACCAATGGCTGGTCTTCCCGGCGTACAGGGCATGGCAATGCGATGTTCCCTATACCTGGGAGAACGCACAAGGGAAAGTGTTCACCTTCGGTTCAGCCAAACGGTGGACACAGGTAGGACGTGAATGTATCATTGAGTTGTGGAAAAGAATACACCCAGAATATCAGTGACTATGGAGAAAGCCTTACAACGCATCATCCGCAAGACCGGGCGCAAGCCCGTTTCCTGCAAGTGCGAGAAATGCCGCAACCAGTGCCGCACGCCTTGTCTGGGTACCCCCGACGACATTCTTCGTCTCATTGAGGCCGGCTACACGGATCGATTGGCGCCTACCTTATGGGGTGTAGGGCTCGTCATGGGCAGGTTGCCTTACTTGGTGCCCATGGTACAGGCTATTCGTGAGGACAACGGCTTCTGCACGTTCTACCACGACGGTTTGTGCGAGCTCCATGATCGGGGACTCAAACCCACGGAAGGAAGGCTCTCGCACCATACCATCACAATGGAGAACTTCAAGTTCGGCAAGTCCCTCTCATGGAATGTGGCTAGAGAATGGCTGGACGAAACAAACCGGCCGACTATCGACAGGATAACCGCTCTGATGGCAAAATAACTTCGGCGGTTCCGGGTGGCAGACCATAATCCAGTTAATTCCTCGTCTCATGCTACCCGGTACCGCCCTGTGTTTAATTCATCTTAATTGCAAACCATTGGCATTGATTGGCTCTACTCTTAACCTGAGAACCATAAATGCCGAAAGAATGAAACTCAAAAGAAGAATGACTTACGAGGAGATGGCCAGATACCTCTCCGAGACCACCGGGAAAGTAGTCAACCGGGTCTCCGTCGGACGATATGCGAAAAAGCTGGGCTACAGAGTCTACAAACCGATGATCAACCGTAAAATCCAGCATTGTTATCTCAACGATGCCATCCAGGACGAAGAGACGGAGTCGCCGCTTACGAAAGGAGGAGACGATGGGGAAAAGTAGGAACAGAAAAAACGGCGCATCGCAAGGTGTGCCGTTTTTCAAATGTTACAGCCGGTTGCTGGGGGTCTTTGAGCCTGAAGAGATTGTTTTCATGCTTTACATGGCCGACCTGTCCCGACTGCGCGGCAAAGGATTCGATACGCTTCGGAGCAAAAAGACACACATGGCCAATACCGGCATCGGATCACGCCTGTTCGACCGGTGTGTCAGGCGGATGACGGCGTTGGGGCTTCTTAAACGGGTTCCGCTCAAGGGTATGTACGATTATCTTTGGGACGGAAGGGCTTATGAACGGCTCATCACGATCCTCAATGCGCCCGCCTCAGCACTCGACGCGCGAACCGTCGGCCGACAGCTTTTTGTCTCGATGGAGAGAAATATTCTCTCCATTTCGGATAAAGAGATTGAAGAACTGGGAAAGGGGGTGTAGATGTCGGTATAATGCTACTTTTGTACCATGGGATTGCTACAAATGTTTCAATCGGATTGTTACAAATGTATCAACAATACTATATGTATTATATAGTAGATAAAAGACAACTTTTTTCTTGGAAGAAAAAAGTAAACAAAAAAGAACCCCTATAACTAACAGACGGCTTGTGCCGTCTGTTTTTTTTAAGATTTTTCTTTTTTACCCAAGAGACCGTTTTGAAAAGATTCAAACAAAGAGAACCTCTTTCCCCAGTTGAAAAAAATAATGAATGAAAGGACCCTTTTTATTCACCTTGTCCCTTTTTCCTGTCTCCTTTTCTGCGGATGGCTCCATGATGCATCCGCAGAATCGCCAGATAGCATTCCTGGATGCCACGCACCTCCTCGACAGTAGCGAAATAGTTGCCCGCAGCCTTGCGTTTGCGGTCGCGGGGCTTGTAGGTATCCTGTACCCTGCGGATTTGGAAATACTCGTCCAAATAGTAATAGAATTCCCGGCGCTCCGGAGAGATTTTGTTCAACTCGAAGCAGCGCAGGTGACCGTTCCATACGACATGAGCAGCTTCCATAGCCTTGGAGAGCTTGTTGCGTGCGGTCGAGCCGATCGGCTGGAACTGGTATTCATCTGCAGCCCCCAAAATTTCGGATGTATTATAGCGAAGAGCACCGTCTTCCATCAGCAGACAGTAGAACACAGCGCGACACCGATCGTCAACATGTCTGAAAATCCCTGTAGCAACAGGTTCACCCAGCACGCTGATGCGGATCCGTTCTCCATCGGCAGGCAGGAAACCATTCTCCCTTACAACTGCCTTACGCGGGTCCCAGCAAAGCCGGCTGCCATTGAACAGGCGTTGGAGGACTGTCTTCTGTTCTGAACTGGCCGGACAGCAGTCCGACTCGGACATGACAACTTCTTCCAGGCAGAGGGTTCCATCGACTGTGCAACGTATCGGCATTACCACACAATCATTTTCCACGCGGCTCACCACTCCAAATTCACCGGTTTTCATGTTGGCAGCCGCCAAACCTTTTCGTATGCCGGAACCTGAGGATTGGCCCTCTTCCGGCTGATTGATTTGAATCTCGTTGCGCTTCATACAACTTTCAGTTTATTATCCCCCGCGTTGCGAAAATCATATATACATATATATATAGGATATGGCTGCGTAAGACAAATATACAATATATCTCACAAAGATAGGATAAGAAGATTCGACAAACTGCGCCTTTTCTTATAAAATAGTAAAAAATAAACAAATATGTAAGATTCGGACGCATATTGCCGTGTCTATATATTTCTTACTATATTCATAAACAAATTATTGTATCTGGTATATGGACTGAATAAAAACGCTGGTTCCTGACTGCCAGCAATTCCCGGAAAAACAAAACCTGAACAAGTGGTACGAACGCAGTTCAGGAGTGAACAATGACGCTGTATATAAAGTACCATCATATGAACTCCCGTAATAGCGAAATCCGCATAAAATCCTTGAAAGTCTGTATATGCCTACAATTTGTAACTTTGCTGTACTTCCCAGCCGCTTGCTTGTCAGCACTCGTCTCGCACACACTCTCTACAGGTCGGTCAGGCTGAATCTGCCCCCCCGTCCAACCATATATTTTTTGAGGTCTGCTTACAATATTATCTGAAAATGGCCATTTTAGACCATTTTCAAAAGTCGGACTTGGAAAAATGGGCCGAGGCGAGATCCCGAATCCGCACCTGAGCGGATACCCTCCCCAATCTTTTTTAATTTGTTACACCGCTGAATATCAATAGTTTAGAATGTTTACTTTGTCCAAAAGTAAACCAAAACAGCCCTTTTGGCTTTTTGTTGCTTACAGATTGAAAGTCGAAAAAAATATTTTTCCATTAAATACCTTGTTAAAATTAAATTGAACTTGCAACAGTCTGTAAAACAGCCATTTATGTAAGATTTTAGATTATTACATGCGTTGAAACGGTGCTTTTTTGATTTTTGCAAAGAGAAAAAATTTTTTTTGCTTTTTACAAAACATTGATATTCAAGTATTTAGAAGCAATCCTCGCGCGCGTGCGTTCCATATCTGGAAAAAGAATTTTTCAAGTCGTTTCAAAAAATTTTTTCCGAAAAAGTTTTGGAGAATGAAAAAACGGTTTTATAATAGTCATGTACTCGAAAGCCAAACAAGACGGCCAACAAGTACGGAAAAAACGAATAAAAAAACAAGTAAAAACAAAACAGCAAAAAGAAACAGACAAACCAATCCGCAAGAGCGAGAAACAAAGAGCCTTTTTTGTGGGAAACCTATTTTCGTGGCTCGGACAAACGAAAATTCGCCCGTTCGTTTTGGAACGATTAAAGAGGGTGTCAAATAACCACACCGCGCGGGACTACAAACCAATGTAGCAAACTGGAACGGTCTAAAAACGTGTTTTTAGTCCGCACACGCAAAGCACGCAATTTTGGGAGTGCGAGAGTCGTGTGGAAAAGAGAGGCGATAAAATAATGCCATAATTGCGCCCTTGTGCGCTCGGAGATAAAAATCGCTATGCGGTAAAAACTATCCGCACGGGAGCTTGAGAAAAGAGCATTGCCAATGTTATGCCCATAATCACCAGCCGCGACCGCTTGCAAGTTAGCTGCCGGATTGGAAAAGATCCGGGACGTGCCAAAGAAACGCCCTGCCGAAATTGGAGTACGCAGGCACAGCGCGACGACACGGTGAAGCGTGAGTACGCAGAAACACGATATGCCGAAAATACGCTCATTTGGATAGCCTGTTATATGGTACGTTATAAGGTGCGACAAAGTTACGAAAAAATTTGCCGTGCAGGGTGAAATGCACGGTAAATTTGGGCACGTGGCTACGGCTTGCCACGCCTTGCGCTATTGCGTGAGGTCTCCGGTTCGACTCCGGAGTGCCCGCAATGCGTGATTTTGCGCAGAGTTTCTAAAATTTATCATTATGGCAACTTCTAAATTGAACAAGGAGCAGTTTGCAAACATCGGTACGTTTGCAGGTATTATGTTGGTTTACAACTCGACCAACAGGGACGGCGAGACGGTGCAAACCGCCCAGCACTTCTTCGGCAAGGATTTCGAGCCTGCCGACAAATCGGACAACGAGATTTTCCGTGTCATCAAAAACATGGTCGCAACGATGTGGCACACCATTGCGGAGGAAAAGAAACTGCGTGCGGACGCCGACGGTATCCGCTCGAAATTCCGTGCCACAACTCCGGCGGAGATTATCATCTGCGACAAGAGTAACAACCGCATCAAGCGTTACGACCTGACCGACAGTGTGTGGGCCCGTATCGGACTGGTGCCGACCAAAGTAGACCTCGAAAAGTCGAACCGCGACTTTGCCAAGACTATCCATGCGGCGGCAAAGGCAATCCGTGATGCCATGAACTTTGCCCCGAACCTTGCGGGACTTGAAAAGGCCGAAAAGTCCGCCAAGACTGCCAAGTCTGCCACGACCGAGACGGCGGAAATGCCCGAAACCGCAAGCGAGAAAAAGGCGGCATAACGTCCGACCCAGACCTGAAAACTCTGCCCGAAATACACAGATAGCGACAGGCCCGACGCTCTGACAAGTGCCGGCGCCTGCCATTTTCGTATCTGTCGGAAAGGTGCGTATTTCCCGAGTATGCCGGAAATACGCCCTTTTCATATCGGGCCAAAGGTATCGTAGCGTGAACGGAAAGCGCAACAATCCGGCGGAAAAGAGTGCCGGAAGTGTGTCCGCACGAGGTGACGGGTACACGGTGGACGATGTAAAGACTGCATTGGAAGAGTCCCAGAAAGCACTGCATGAGGCGGTTTTCATTGCCCGCAGGGTGTGGGAGCAGGATTCGGAGGCATTGCGGTTCGACATCGACGATCTGGTGCAGATAGAGTCTGCGCTGGAGGAAATATGCAACCTCTCCGCCGGCATAGCGGTAGAGGACGACGAAGAGTGAATGTGGATACAGCGCGCACGGTTGCCGGGAAAGTGCCGGAACTGTGCGCGTGTTTTCCATTACGGGCATTGATATACACTATGTCAGGATTGTACCCTGAATTGCCCGCCAATCAAAAGGACAAATGATATGATCGAAGTATTTGATGCAAGACGCACCCGCAGTTTCGGGTGCTTTGCCAGTTTCAGCGTTGCAAAGGGAACGCTTGACTTGCTTGCCAGAGACGGCGCATTGGGGCAGGTGCCCAGCGTCCGTGTGATGGCATACCGTAACGGAGAGCTGTGCCGGGACTATGAGGCGGTATTTGCCGCCGGGAAGTGGCGGGTGCCGAAAGCTCCTAAAACGGAGAAACATATCCAGTCAGAGCGGGCCAACCGCCTAAGACGCCGCCGGAAACTCTGCAAGGAGTACGCCACGGCAGAGTTGATGTTCCGCGAGGGATTTCCCGACTGGATGAACCGCAGCTACCCGTTATCTGCCGACAGCTTGCGAAAGTGCAACCGCAAGTGCCGGATTTATGGCGTATGAAACGAAGAATTAAAACCGTGAGAATATGAAGACTTTAGCAGATGTAAAAAGGAAAATGACACTCGGCTCGAAATGGCGGTGTGTCAGAGTGTCCAATCAGGGCAAGGATACGGGTGTGCGTGAAATCGGCAAGGTGCAGACCAACGCCGTCGCATTCGTCAAGGCTGACGGAAAACTCTCGTGGCTGTGGTGGCCCAAGGCCAAGGATGTGCAGGTGGAAGGTGATTCGTTCACCATCCTCAAAGACGGCCAACCGCTACTCAGGTACACTTTCGTGGAATAGCCCGGCATGATGGAATAATGCAAAATAATATCAATTAGTAACAACCGTAGGGGCGAAATGCCCCTATACTTTTCTAAAACGAAAGCCTATGCCAAACTGGTGTTCAACCTCCTATGTCGTGACGGGAGACAAAAATGAAGTGCGCGACTTGTATGAGAAAATGAGGTCGCTTGAAGAGCGGGAGAAGCCTCTTGTGGAGAACGACTTTGGTGTAACGTGGCTCGGGAACCTCGTAACGTTGCTTGGCAGAAGTTGGAAAGAGGTTTATTGCCGAGGGGAATGGTCCGGCCTTATTGTCGATATTGAAGATAATGAGTTGCGCTTTTATACGATGACCGCCTGGTCCGAATTGCAGCAACTGCGACATTTCCTGCAGGAGAAATATCCCTCGCTGACCTTTTATTTCCGCTCCGAAGAGCCGGGAATGTGCATTTTCCAAACCAACGACGCAGGCGGTATATATTTCCCCGAACGCTACAAGGTGGAACACTGGGATGAAGAAGACGAGTATTGCATGGACATGGAAGAGGTTTTTGATGTGGTTTCCGACATTACGGGAACTACCGTGCGAACCGTTGAAGAGATGAATAAGGCAGTCGATACATACAACGACACCCATGAGCGCGAACCGATTTTCATCTATGAATTTGAGACAGTTAAAGATTAAAAAATAAAAAGATATGGGAACAATGACACAGAAACAGGTGGATGCCATCAATGCTGCGTGCCGGAACGGTTTCAGTTTCGACCGATACGATTTCGCGGTGTCGAGAGAAAAACGCCTCTCGAAGATTATCACGCTTGTTAAGGACCGCAAAGAAGTAAAACTAAGCCTCAGTTGGCGGGACGAGGTGATGAAAGTTGAAAATGAACATGGCTGCATGGTGCCAACCTACACCGGCAATGTGGTGCCGCAGTTACATTGCTCGATATGGGACAAGGCTCCCGGAGAGAATTGTTGGCACAGTTGCGGACTGGGGAAATACCATGTGTTTTCGGACAAAATTTCTCCGAAACGATTGATGAACCGCCTGTGCGAGATTACGGGATTGGTTACAGACGACTTGGTGTGCGAGATGCTGCCGGACAAAGAATGCGCGGAGTTTCGGCAGAAAGCAGAGCGTAAAGTCAACGAGGTAAGTGGCGTAGTCATCAGCCGCGCCCTGCTCGATGAATACGGATACGACGGGAACGTGCCCACCGACGAGCAGATGCAGATGATTGCCGACGAATTACTTGAGTATTGGGGCGTGAGCGGCTGTTTCAAGGACGCTCTCGACAGCACGATGTCGAATATTTTCGGCGTCGAAGCGGAGGAATAAGCATATGCTGGCTTTTCGTATCCATGCAATAAATTAAACAAATCTGCCAACGGAATGAAAAACAAAATGGGAACGAATGAACTTACCGTTCATCAGCGAGGGGTTATTCTGCGAGGCATCTGCTCTGGATCCGCATTGCGGGGAAAGTCCCCGGAAATATCGGAAGAGAATACCGTCATCATCTGCCAGGGAGAATTGAGCATGTGGGATATCTGTAGTATATCCGCCGATGCCGAGGCCTTCGGACTGGAGGCACATTTCGGTTATGATGGTCGGACCAAGATTACTTTCAAACCCAAAAAGGAGATGCCATGAAAACCTGCTACTATCTGGAAGAATTGCATAAGGAGATTCTTCTTGAAGAAGAGGATATTCAGGCCGTGCCGGAGTCGGGCCGTGCCGACGAAGCCTGCGACGCGATTGCGGCTAAAGACTATATTGTCCGCCAGTTCCAGGCTGACTCCTTTGAATCGCTCAGGCAGGCCGTGTGTCGAATTTGCGACAGCCCCCGGATACGCAGCCGCCATGAAGCGTTGATGTACATCGTCTGGATGGCGGCCCTGGACATCAAGGAAAGGCGTGTCATCCGGCATACCGAAGCGGAGGTCAAAATTACCCGTGACGACGGTTTCGTCTGGCTGATTGTCCCGCGCGAAAAGGTCCGTGGACTATGGGAAACGGGAACCTTCACGCTGTACAGGCTCTACGCGGACGATTCCGAAGCCGAAATCGAGAACAAGGAGCAATTGGAAGAGACCTTGGAACGAGGCTATTCTGTCGGCATTGAGGTTGGTTTCGTTGCCAAAATGGGATATGCCGCCCGAATGCACAGATAATTCAAATAAGGAAACATTCAAAATCAGAAAAAGATATGGAAACAATCACGTTGACAAGAGAAAACGCCCACCGTGTTACCATGGTGAGGCGCAAGGATGCCCCGGACAGTGTCCCGGTACCGTTCGTATTCCGGGGCAAGCGTTACGGCTATTGCAGTTACTCCCATCTGGTAGGGTTTGCCGGCCAAGAAGAGGTGCTACCTGCCAATAATTTCGGAGAATGGGAAGTTGTGGAGGTCGCGCACCCGGGTTACCTCGAAGAGTTCTTCAAACGTGCCTGCGACGCCTACAACTGCACTTCGCACTCACCGGAGGAACGCGGGGAATCTGAAATTGCCAGCCACGAGCGGCAGTTGCACGACGATCTGATGGGAATGCCCGAGGAGCAGCGTGGCCGTTATCTGGAAAACTACAAGAAGCGTTATTCGGACATCATTGCCGCCAACAGCCGCTGCTTCAGTGCGATGATTGTCGGTCCGGCCCGCTTCAACAACCGGAAATGCGAACAGGCGGACAATGCCTACCGCAAGGCCGTTGAGAACTTCATGCAGTGGAGGGAACGTGCCTTGGAATCCATCACCAAGGCGATTGAGGCTGCCAAACCCGAAGAACAGCGTCAGGAAGAGGCATGGCAGGAGTTGAAAAAAGACCTGGACAGAACCATCACGTCAATCCATGCTCTGGATACGGGCAAAGAACGAGGCTACAACCGGGCGCTTTTCGTGAACAATCTGGCCGGACGACTCACGACGATTGCCGGAAAAGGAAATGTGGAACTCATAGAGCGTGCCGTTGCCTATATCCGGGAGTGGAACGCGAAATTCACGAAACCGGTGGTGACGGAGCGCCACAGCATTTTCAAACTGCCTGAAACCGCCCGCAAGGTACGCGAACAGCAGGAAGAACGGGAAAACAAGGGGAACAAGGAGGTCAGCTTCGACAAGGGGAAAGTTGTCTGGAACTATGCCGAAGACCGTCTCCAGATTCTTTTCGACCAGATTCCCGATGCGGACATGCGCACGGCACTCAAGCGACATGCTTTCAAGTGGTCGCCCCGTAACCAGGCGTGGCAGCGCCAACTCACCCGTAATGCCGAGTCCGCGGCCAGACAAGTGTTAAAAACAGATCTGTAAGACGATGAGGTATGTAATTGACAGCCGGTATTTCGACGGTTCGTGCCTCTCATCGATGTGCGATGACACCCATAGTGACTATGGCAGGGAGACATTGCAGGAGTTGCGCGAGCGGGAAAGGAATCCGTTCCTGGTGGCCGTTTCACCGGAAAAGATCCTCTTCCTGATGAGACGTTACATCCGGATGCTATGCACGCCTTTCCGGGAGATTACGCGAGAGGATTATTACAACCTCTTCGAGTGTGTTCCTCCTGCACGGATGGGGCGTAATTGGTTCTTTGTGGGGGAAGCCTATTTTGGAGACCTGTATCCCTTCTGTTTCACGAGTGACGGCCACTATTTCAAAGGTGAGCGCCCCGTGCACCTGAAGGATGAGGCAATCTGGAGTATGATTGGCGAGCACATGAAAACGCTGGACTTCCACCCGGAACTTGTACATGGTGAACCGCAGGTAGAGAGCGACCGCTGGTATAACGGGGACATTACGGTAACGCCCTACTATTTCCTGCGGGACGGGAAAAGGATGTTCATCGGCAACCTTATCTCGGACACGGGACGGGCAGCCGAAGATAGCCGACACCGCCGGGAAATGGCAGAACGCCTGCTGGACCTGCGCCGCAACCATTATGAGTATTGCACCTTTTACAGCCATGTAAAAGACCTTTTCGGGTTCTTCGAATGGATCAGGAAAAACCGGTACACGCTCGAAATCCAGGGGACGCTTCTCTATTTCGACCCGGCACGCCAGTATGTGGACTTCATGGGAAACGTGTGTGAATACTCTGCGGCCTTTCATTACCGCATCTATTCCCGTAGCCTTCTCGAACTGCTCATCGGACAACTCCGGACAGTCAAGCGGGATTACAGTTGGAAACCTACGAAAAACGAAAAATAAGATGGATACAATAGACAAAGTCCGCATCATCGAGAGTGATGCGGCCGCCAAGGAAGATGCCGCCGCCGAAAAAGTCATGGCAACGATATTTCACACAGACGGCACCCGAGAAAAGGTATCTCCCGCCAATGGGTCGGATTTCCGCTTGGAGGAGATGCAGAGAATGGTCGGAGGCATTATTGAGATCGTCTATTTTGAAGATAACACGGTGATGGTCATCAACGAGGAGGGCAAGCTGCTGGGACTTCCCCTGAACATGGATGCGACTGTAATATTTCGCGCTCATTATCCGGATTCGAACGACTACATTGTCGGTGATGCGCTGGTATGTAGTGAAAAACAAATTTTATAACAAGAAAGAAAACAATTATGGATAAAGAAAAAGTGAAAATGCTGCAAGAAGTCCTGGGGTATTTTCAGGAGATGCAGGAGAACAACACCCTCGTGGGAATTGCCTTCAAGACCTCTGACGGCAAACAGCACGAAATAGGGACCCCGACAGCCTTGAAACTTCTGCTGGAAGTGGCCGTTATCGAGTTGGAACGCCAGCTCCACAGCGCACGGTTCGGGGATGCCCCGGAACAACTGACTATGTGCCGTGAATACAAGACGGCCATGGAATTGGAGCACCACTTGAACAATTTCAGTTTCAATGCGAACCGTTTCGCAGAATCTATCCCTTACATGCACCGCACCTTGCAACAGACGTTCTTCCGTCTGGTGAAGGCATCCATTCTCCACATGGCGCGGCAGAAACCTACATCTATTGACGGACGCAACAAGGCCTCCTACGAGATGTGCTGCAAGCTGGCGCCCATGCTTCAGGACAGTCCCCTTCCTTTTGTGTAGCCTGCCATGTTCACGGTCAGGAAAAACACGTCACCGAAAAGCTGATGTATGATGCTTGTATCTGGAAAGCGAACTATGGGTATGATAAGAATAACAAGAGACAAGCACCATGACATTTTCAAGGATGGTGTCTATATCGGACAGATTTATCTGGCAAGGGCTGAAAGCCGGACATTGAGATACTGGGCCATATCCTGTGTGCCGGGGAAAGGGTTCAATTCTTTCGACGAGGCTCGAGGATATGCCATGGATTTCCTCTAAATAAGAATGTTATGACAGATAAAATCCTACAAATGTTCTTCGACATCGACAGGTGGACGAAGGCTATCGAGAAAGGAGTTGGCAAGGACATCCGTAGGGACCAGCTCATTCGCTTGTGCGACGAGCGTACACGGCTGCAAATAGCCGACGCGATGAAGCGAGGTTGCTACGAGATTTCACCTCCGCATACCGCACTTATTCCCAAAGATAACGGGGAGTATCGCACGGTATATGTCAACGAACCGATTGACCGCGTGCTGTTGAGCATTGCAAATGACTTGTTGTTCGACCTGATGCCGGACCGCATCCATCGTTCCTGCAAATCATACCAGAGCGGTATTGGTTGTGGAAAGGTGGTGCTGGAGGTGAGCCGGGAGATGACAAGAGTGCCAGGAGATGAATGTCTCGGTTGGAAATCCGACCTGAGCAAGTATTTCGACAGCGTGCCCCTGCGGTATATCGACCGAGCCTTCGATGCGGTAGAGTCCCGACACGGACATTCGGCACTGATCACGGTGCTGCGGAAATATTACCACAGTGACCTCTACTTCGATACGGACAACCGACTGCAGCGGAGCTACCAATCCCTTAAACAGGGATGTGCCGTGGCAAGTTGGTTGGCAGACGTTCTGCTCTACGAACTGGATGAGGAGCTTTCCGGCATGAACGGCTATTACGTCCGCTATTCGGACGACATGCTGTTTGTCGGTGAAGACTATCCCAAAGCGATGGCCCTACTGCAAGACCGGCTGGCAGAGATGGAAATGAAGCTCAACCCAAAGAAGGTGGAGTACCTCACGGCCGACAGGTGGTTCAAATTTCTCGGCTTCAGCATCAAAGGACGTATGATTTCGCTCTCCCCGGGACGTATCAAGGCCTTCCAGAAGAGCATCGAGGCCTTGACCGTCCGTAAGCGTGGTACGAGCCTGCGGAAAGCCGTAAATGCCGTGAATCGGTATCTCTATAAGGGAGAGTATTGCTGGGCTACCCAGATTCTTCCAGTCTGCAATGTAAGGCGGGACCTGAACGAACTCAATAAATTCGTGATAGACTGCCTGCGGGGTGTGAGTACCGGGAAACGGAGAGTCGGCGGTCTGGGATATGTTCCGACACGACGTGACGGCTGCATTGTTCGGGGTACGGGACGTAACGTCACGGCTAATCGCGGCAAGATGCCCCGTATCGAGGGTTATCTTTCCATAGGTTGTATGCAGAATGCCCTGCGCACCAGCCGGGCGGCCTACAACACGTTGGCCGCATCCCTGTAAGAGATACCGAGCACACGGTCTGCGGATGAAGGACAGGAATTCAATGTTACAGGTTCTCCAGCCAGATCAGTCCGTTGATTCACCGGTTTACCCACCGGTGAATCTTCTCCGGATCTGGCTCGCTCCTGTAAATATCGGAATAGTAAAGCAATGTGCCGCCTGCCTGACATCCTTGACACACTGGAACACATCAACCGGCCCCAAGGAATAGCATTCAGATACCCGCGCACAATATTCATCTATCGGAGTCTTGAAGGATGCTAACACCATCCTTCAGACTCCTCCAAGATGGAGGTTCGCGGGATTCATCAAACGGATAAAGTCATGTGTCAGCTATTATGAGGGTCTGAACCCAGCACGGGGTAATGGTTCAAGGGACACAAATTCACTACAATGGGAATACAGTGCACGCCAGTGCGGCGCTGAACTCTCTATCGAGCACTCTGCCCCGCGTGGCGTGCTCATTATTCCCAATGTACATCGCTTTGATTAAAGTCATGTGCCACAGTCATGAGAATCATATATATACATACGGAAGCCCGGCATGGGGCACGCGGATTCGGGATCAGAGGTTCAAGTGCGCAGCTCTGCAACACTTCGGGAGCCGTATGTCATCTCCAGCCAATAGCTGGTTATGACGTCCGGAGCCCGAAGTCACAAGCTGCCCATATCGAGTTTATAAAGGGATGTGCCGCTCTGGGCAGGATCCGCAAGACGGTAGCGCAGCCGCCAATGTGCAGGGAGCCCGCTTCAATATACAGTTGGCTACCTGTATCCTGAACCCGGTGAACACCCGGTTCAGGATACAAGCATACTGTATTTATCAGATTGATAAAGTGATGCGCCAGGGGTTCGAGTGCAAGTAATTTTTGAAGAGAGAAACAATGGATAATATTTATCAACAAGTAGTTCAGGCTGTCGAGGGCGGCGCAAAATTCAGGGTGAACTTTCGCTCACGAAGCCTGCGACTGAATGGCCGCTATGTCATTCGTGAGGGGAATTATGAAGGAAACCTGGGGGTAGAACCTTGTACGGAGGAAGAGTTCCTGTCTCAAATCGAGGAACTGTATCTTCGGTATAAGCATTCCGTGCCTTCGGAGCGCAGTACAAGCCGGTCCCGCAACTATTTTCCGGCTCTTCCCGAAAAGAAATTGGACGATGAGGACATGCTCTATGGAGAACGCCGAGACAAGGCACAGATTGAGCTGGAACTGTACATTCTCTGCCAGTTGCTCAACGGGTTTCAGTGGAATACTGAAACCTTGGGCAAATGGTTCTGGCAAAGCACCCGAGACAAGGACCTGGTGTTGCTTCGGCAGTGGATAGACATCGAGAACAATTAACCATTAAACAGAAGAAAATGACTAAAAAGGAAAAAGAAAACACCATGACCTGTCCGCGTTGCGGTGCAAGGATTAACGCGAAGGAACGTTCTGTCAGGTTGCCGAGAACGGCACAGGAACGAATCGAGGCCCTCCGTGCCGTCGGTGTGGACGTAAATAATCTCTTTGCCATGCAGGGTGCCAACGGCGGGGATTACGTCGCCTCCAACCAGGATGGCAAATTGACCATACTCGATGACAACGATCCGATCTTCTCGTATATCACCAGTCAGGGAGACGTGCCCAACCGCCGTCTGTTTCGCCGATGGGTGATGGCTCAGATGTTCCACATGCTTTCCTACACGCCATCCCGGGGGCAGTCTCCACTTGGAGTGACGGCCATGATTCATCGGCTGGGATATGAATACCAGTGGAAGATGCTGCTGGACGAGCTTCGTGCACAGTTGAAGATGGAGAGTCGTGACCCGAACGGTTTTGCGGAACGCAACCGTTGGTTCAACAACGAGGTGGCTTCTGCGATGGCCCATCATTATCTTGAACGTCTGAAAAAACATGTAGACAGTCTCCAGGAACGAAAATGCAAGGGAATACCTTACAAACGTATCCACGGTCGTGACATCTTCGTCTCGGACCTGGACCGCAAGGTGTACACGCCGTTAATCATTGCGGCCAACCTTATCAAATACGCTCAAAACGCCGCACAGTTATATGATGCCGTCAGCAAGTTCAACGTCCAGCGTATCAGACTGAGCCATGATACGCCACAGAGCAAGACGTGGATGGATGCCTACAAAGGAGCCGGCGCGTACTTCACGATGCAGAATCTCATTCGCTTCCACGGTTGTCTGATTACTGACGACAAAGGAAGGCGTCTGAATAAAAACCAATCGCTGGACTTCATTACCTTCAAGGCAACCCTTTACAAAGATGAGGGCTGGCGTCTACTCGCCGTCTTGAAGAAGATGCTCCGAGACAACAACATCGACATCAAGAAGAAAATGGCCGAATGGCGTAAATAGTAAACAGCTACCTGGCAGGTGAGATATAAGGGGCCGGCATATTCAGGTGTTCCTCCTACAAATGATGTTCATCTCTGTTAACACAAGATGAGCATCCTTGTCGGAGGCTCCCGCATCAAAAGAATACAGTAATGCCCCGGGCTGGCAATCATATCAATATAAATTTAAATACAAACCCATGAATATGAATAAGAAAGAATTAAGACGCAGAGACTATTTGCTGTACAAGTTGCGCAAACGCGGAGTTCGTTGCCTGACGCGCTGTCGAACGATTTTCTTTCCGTACGGCAGCGACCCGATGACCGTGCCCCAGATTGTCAACCTGGTCCGGGAATACAATTTCGCGGTGCAGTTTGAAATCCGTTGACCGAGAATAAGACCAAGTGAAATAACAAAAGATGAAGCGATATGAACGAAGAAGCAACCCCCGGCGATATTGCCACCCTGCACCGGCCTTACATGGGTTATCGCCGCATTGAACTGGTAGAGAAACTTCAATACACCTGGCTGGCCCGCATCTGCGGAAGCGGAAAGGAAATCGAGGTTCAGGAAGATGAATTTGAACTGGACTAAATACGAAACGACATGCAGAACACGAGTAATGATTCTTTAATACCTGCTTATATCGCCTATGCTGTCATCATACTGACTGCCGAGCATCTGGGATGCGAGGTGGAGATGAGCGCCACGGCCAGGGAGGTCTGGGAAAGTAAAGGATTGCCGGCCGCACCTTTGTTGGCTTTATATGAAAGGGCCGCACAGGATGCGAAGGAGATTGTGGTGAAACAAGGGTTGGCAAAGACCGCCGACAGACTGGCCGAAGAATTTTACAGAACAGGACGGTTTCCAGACCGTCCTCCAACAAACGATTAACAGACAGGAGGCAATATGAAGACAAGAACCTTTCAGGAGATTTATGATTTTTGCCGCACGGATTTGACCTACCAGGCCTATTTCCATATTCCCGACGAATTCAGTGTGAAGGATCGGAAGACTGCCCGGTATTATTTCGGCGCGTTCAGCGGAGGAAGGAGCCGCAAGGGGACCTTCATCTATACACAGTCGATGCGGCAGCTTGAAAGGTTCCTGCGGGGAACGAAGCAGGACCACTACCTGCACGCTAATTCAGAGACGTTCGAGGTAGTAAACCGTCAGAAGTATGACGGCCCGGCAATCTACATCGTGACCCATATTCGGGAACAGGGTGTGAGGATTGAGTTTACACACCCGTTTTATCGAACATGCCCGTATGAGAGAATCACGCTTACGGCACGTTCGCACAGGACCTTCACGGTTGAAGGAATCATTGCCGAAGTCCGTGCATACATAGAAAGACATCTGCTGCTTGCGCCGGGAAGATATCGTGCCTTGCAGTTGGAATACCAGATTCCCAAGGAAAAGTTTCCCGCGTGGTACAGACAATACCGGAAGCAGGTTCATGAGCGGGAGGAATATGCCCATTGGGAGATGGTGGACAGGTATCTCCACCAGAATGACATCACTTTCGAGGAGGGTTACCAGATATTGGCGGCCTCGGGGATGTTCTACGATTTTAATTGTGACGAGTATGAACGGGACGAACTGACCGAAGAGTTTGTAAGGCTCTGTAACAGCAGCCACAGTGCCGTTCGGCAAAGAACAAATATCAACACCTAAAACCATTAAAGATGAACCTTTACGAACAAATCAACTATAAGGGCCACCATATCAACATTTATTACGATGAGGATGCCCTCGACCCCCGACAGGAGTTCGACCATCTGGGGACATTGTACACGGTGCATCGCCGCTATCAGCCCGAAAAAGACTTTCATGCGAATTTCAAAATCAACAAGGTATTCGATGGGCGAATTGAAGACTTCAGAGATTCGTTTCTGAAACAATATGTGGCCCTGCCTGTCTACCTCTATGAGCATGGTGGTGCTACCATCGCTACTTCACCCTTCGGCTGTCCGTGGGATTCTGGCTTTTTTGGCATCATCGCCGTTTCTCTGGAAAGAATACGGAAGGAGTTTGATTGGAAACACGTTACGAAAACTCGCCGGAAGCGGATTGAAGCATACCTGCAAGGGGAAATCGAAGAGCTTGATAATTATTACACCGGGTCGGTTTACGGCTACGAAATCACCCTGGAAGATGATGATACGGAGGTTGTGGACAGTTGCTGGGGGTTCTATGGTGATGACGCCATGAAAGAGATGATAAAAGAGTGCAAATTGTATATTGACGGTCTCAGCCATATGGTGGCATGACCGGACAGGGAGGGAACAAATGATGCATGAAGCAGAACAATACCTGCGTAACCCGCAGAACCCGCCGTCACTCCACGTGATAATCGGCGGCAAAAAAAGACGGTTGTTCATTAACCGAGATCAGGGAGAAATTGGAATCGTGGCCCCGAAGAAAAAAGTAAACGGCTATTTATTTAGCGAGTGGAATACCATAGAGAAGATATGCTATCCGCGCCCGCCAAGACAGAAAAGCCCGGAAGAGCTGAACCGCCGTTTGGTCGGGAAGTACCAGCAGATGGCTGCCAGGGCAACCTTCTCAAGCCCTTACCAACGCAAGGTCATGAAGGCGGATTCTTCAAAAAGTCTGTATAAAAATGGAATCACGACAGGCGTGACCATCGAAGGACAGGTCATCTCACTTGCTGCGGTGGAAAAATGGTGCGGGCCTTACGTGGCAGACCAGTTCCGGGATGCAGTTCGAAGGTGTAAAAGTTTTCATTCCTCTCGCTTTAATTTCAGGGGGTATGATGGTTCTCTTTGGGTGGAGCCCTGTAATAAGACAGAAGAGGGCTATCAGGAAGGTGATCTGCGTGCCGGGTTCTGCAAGGAATACCGCAACTGCGGGAATGGGTACTACTATATTCTTATCGACGATGAACATTTCATCGGATATGACATTGACTAACTTAAATACACAGAGATAATGACTTACGACTATAACGAACAGGAAAAAACGCCTGTAAGCATCACTCTGGGGAACGGGGTGAGCGTGGAGGGTGAGTTGGTGGATCTGCGCATCACTCCCGAAACAATTCCCGCCGGAAAGAAGTGTTATCAGTTCCGGCATTCTGATGAGGATTGGGGAGATATTGCCTCCTTAAGAAACGGATGTGTGGCTGTCAACTTTTACGGCTCTCTGATTTGCGACCCGATTCCCTGTATGGAGCCGGCCGGTACGGAGCTTGACGTCATGGATTATTCATTTGACGAGCCATGAAAGAGTTGAAGGTAAGGTTACACCACATCGACCGAGGTCGGTGTATGGAGGTATGGGAAGTGTTGGTCGAAAAGGGAAAACCCAGACGCTTCCTGGCAAGAAACGACGGATTCACGCCACATGAATGGGGCGTGCTCGCTGATGCTCCCTATGGGTATTGTGAGATAGAGTGCTATTTAAGGGATGATATCACGCTCATCATCTGCGACAGGAACTGGAACGAACTGTTCAGGGACGGTATGGACAAGGAGCGGTTTCCGAAAGGATTCCCTTCCTTGGATGAGGCGTGCAATGAGGCATGGAACGCCATCTCCTCCTCCCTCCCGAATGTGACACGACAGGGCTTCGGGGAGTGGATCACCAAACAGTCCAACACGCCTCTCTCGGAGACAGACCGCTTGAACTGGAGGGGTTGCTGGCAAGAAACGGTTAAAGTTGAAATAATCAGCCGGTTTACATGGATTGGTGAAGAGTACGGAATCTTCCGGCTTCACCAACGCCACACCAAGTGCGACGCCACCTGGTACGAGTATTATGCCGGAAAGACTGCCCGGTACAAGCAGGAGGGATATGTGAGGTTCTTTGCCTATGAATACCGGGAACGTCATATACGGGAAGTCATACATTCGCTTGGGGCATATTGCGACAGAGTACATGCCGAAGCCGTGCAGACCCGCAATGGCGAGTACGGCCATGAGGTATCCTATTTTATGGGGCAGTTTCTGGGATACGACTTGTCTTTTGAGGCCGTCCGGGATGCCCAAGACTCTTTCATAAGAGGCGTTAATGCCGATTACAACGAGGCTTACGCCTACTATATGAAACTTAAAAACAACGAGACTTCAGTCCGGTGCCTGGACGCCGAACTGTATTTTATCAGAAAACAAATCGAAGAAGCAAAGGAGGAAAAGAAATGAGTTGGAACATGCATGTATGCTCGGTTTATGATATCCAATACGAATATCCGGGGATGATTGGATATGAGGCGCAGGACGCCTTATATCGGATTTTCGAGATGTTTGACGTAGAGACTTCTGCAGAAGATATCTACGATGAAGATTACGAGGTGGGACGCTCCGAATTGGTCGAATTGCGCCGCCATATCGTCGAACAGGACGAAGAGTACCAGGAAAACGAGAAGGCGTTTCTTGAACAGCTCAAGAATGCCGGAATTGGCCGCGAGAAATTCATCACGGTACTTGACCGGCTGATCAACGACAGCGACCAGCGGAACTCGGAGGTGCATATCTCCTGGTTCTGAGAACCGTGCCAATAACAAAAACAATTGAAGTCAATATGAAACATGAACATCAGTCCAACACCAATATGGGAACCTGTTCCACAATACATTCTGAAGAATCTGTTGTCCGGCAGGCAAAGAATTATATGCCTAACTGCTACTTCCCGCAGTCATCCAATGCGGACGAGTGGAACAGGCTGGTAAATAGTGAATATGACCGTATAACCAAGTTGGTCATCCGTGAACGATGTGCCTCGTTGGACGAATCGTGTCCGCAGACATGCAGCCTTCGTCAGATGCTTGAACGGGCACGTCCCGTTTTGGAACAGGAAATCCGGCGGCGGATTCGCCGGGATGGATACCTGTTTCAACTAACCCTCATCCGTAAACAACTGACCAGCTCTATTCTTGATACCGTCAGACGGAACAAGGGATACATCGATACGTTTTACCTCAATGAGAACGAAGACAAGGAGTATGATGAATCGCCAATCGTGGTGTCTTACGACTGCTCTGCTTTCGCCAGATATGGGGGTTATGAGGCGGCGACCCTGTATGGGTTGTTCATGAAAGGAGGTGCGCTCTATTGCACGCTAAACGGCGAGTCCGGAGAAAACTTCTATCTGCCTATCGACGCAATCCAGATTGAAGGTCTTGTAGTAATTACCCATTGGCTGACCGAGTACGGTTTTCTGGTTCAGAATGACGAGGAGATTCTTGTCTGCGACGAGTGCGGCTCGCTCGACATCCAGCAGCTTGTATGGGTTGAACCCAATACACACGAATATATCGGTGCTACCGAGTACGACAAGGACGACAACTGGTGCGGTGAATGTGACGATCATTTGCATTTCACCTCGCTTCGGGAATTCAAGGAACGGATGCAAGCCTGGTGGGACAGTACGGATTTCAGGCAGATGGAACGTATTACCGGTTTCCGGGAGGCGGATTTCCCGGCAGAAGAAGGGAATCAGGCTTTTGTAGATGCCTGTGAATCCTGGTGGAACGAAAAAAGCTACGATGAGAAAAGAGCAATCTGGAAACAAAATCAAGATGGAATATGATCTATCAGTTATTGAATGACCTGAAAAGATATTGGAGCGACAAAGAATCCCTTGCCCCGGAAGAAAAAGAAATGTTGCAGCGTCTGACCAAGGCTCTTCCAGCGATGCTCTGCGAACAGAGTTGCGAACAACTGGCGCCCGGAGAGGTGCTGGTACGCATCTGCCCGGATACCCGGCGTCAGGTACTCGTCTGCCACAACGGAGACGGACAATGTGTATGTCTGCATAACGGTACGATAGAGGAAGATGCTGCGGACGTGGAACTCTGGCTGCAAACCGAGGGGCAAGAAGCGAACGGAAACAGGCGTGCCATGGAAGCGCTCGTGGATTTGGCCTATAATGCGGGGGCGGACGGACTTTGGGAAGAAAGGGACTCACGCGAGGTCGTGAATGAACTTATCGCCTGGGCGTTTGAGTTTGTTCATAAGACAACCGACACGGACTGGTATACTACGGACTACATCTCCGCCATCGACAATTTCTACGCCGCCAAGAAAGGAGAGATGTATAAAGAAAATGGAACGGAATGAAGCTCTGGAAATAATCCGCCGGGAAAGAGCCCCGAGAGATTACGAGCTGGAAAGTTTTGAGAATGATTTCTGGAATCGGTTCGAAGAGTTTAGCGACTCCACCGATTTGCTGGGCGCGTTTGACAATTGGCTTGGCGATGCGGATCTATATTACGAAAGGTTGCGGGCTGAGCTATACATGGAGTCTCGCGGCTTCCCTCATTATTATGATTGATAAGATTTGGAAACAGATAATTAAATTAACAGAAATGGTACAGGAATTATTTAATCAACTGCGTGACTATTTCAGTGCAAAGGAAAAACCCACGGAAGAAGAAGTTGATTTTCTCAAAAGGCTCTCTGAGGGATATTTCCCCATCACTTCCGTGCATCGGGACGACTTGCAGGCAAAAGGGTTTGATGTTGACAAGATTACGGATGCCCAAATGGAAGAATTGGCTGACAAAATGGGCGATGACTATTGCGAACAGCTATTCTGGGATAGTATGGAAATCATTGCAGACAGCATGGGTCTGCCGAGGAAAGAAATCCTACGTTGCCCCAAATGTCAGTCAGAGACCGTGAAATACGATATAAACGACGGCCTTTATCATTGCGGTGACTGTAGCATGGTCTGGGACGATGGTCTCTTCGTAAAGACCGAATTTCCTGAAGATGCTTCCTGTTTCGAAGAGGAAGGAATCGGATTCCCTTGCTGGAACAGTGAGGACAACGGTGCCCGTTATGTTCCCGTATGGGAATATATCCGAAAGTTTGGAAAATCTCCCGATCCGGAAAAATGTTACCGGGCGATATGCTGGCCCGACTCTCAGGAATACATAGGAAACGAAGAGTGTGAGCTCATACAGGACGAGGAAGCGTTGGAGAAATTTGGTTCTTCTGCCTATTGGGTTCCGGCCCGCTACAAGAACGGTAAAGTATGATTGCACTGATTCCACTTTTCCAGGAGGAGATGAAACGGAAGGGGTTTTCATCATCCTACCTCCGGTTCTATTGTGATTCCAGCGGGTTTCCCCAGATCATTACGAACGAACCGGAGACACAACGAAAAATACAGCAATATTTTGAGGAACAAGAAATCAACCCGTGCGAACTCACCTATGAGGATGTCATTGAGGTGTCTTATGATTATGTGAGCACGAACGTACCGCCTCAATTGACCGACGAGGAAGACGGTGAACAGTGGTATGACGAGACTTACGACTTGTGGATTTCCAACATCGCACATTATGTGACATACTTTTGTTTCGAGGTATACATGCATGACCATAAAAATTGGGTAGACAGGTAAAAATGCATCCATTGCAGTTCGTGGGCTATTGAAAACTACTGGAAAAAAGATTATAAAATCAGACAATGAAATCTATCGGGCGACAAGTTTAGGCTTGCCGCCTTTTTTATTATTAACCATTTAACAATCAGTCATTATGGCAAATGTAGCAACAGTAACTGCTCCCATGCAGTTCGATTTCAAGAACAACAACATTGAGACGATGAGTCTGGACACTCTTCGCCGGACGTACAAGGAAAACGACATTTACGGCAAGCCCCTCAAGGGATTGTACCACTATGAAGTCATCGAAAGGATGATGGACATCTGCGGCAAACACCAGTTGAACTACGAAGTGGAAGAGATCTTTGCCGCGCAGAACAAGAACAAGAACGAACCCGGCGTGGTGGTACTGCCGCAGGTGGAAGAAAAATTCTCACCCAATGCGGTTGAGGCTCATATCCTCCGACGTGTCTACACGACTATCCGTATCAAGGATTGGGAAACCGATGAACTGACCACCACGTTGGTTGTGGCTTTCCATCAGGACGGCATCCAGGCCGCTATCGGCCCTTGCGTAAAAATCTGCCACAACCAGTGTATTCTTTCCCCGGAACGTTGTGTGTCCAATTATGGCAAGAACAAGGTGACCACGGAAGAGTTGTTCGCCCGCGTGGATGAGTGGATGGCGAATTTCGAGACGCAGATGACCGAAGACCGCGACCGCATCCGCCGCCTGAAGGAAAAGGTGATGACACCGCTGGAACTCTACGCGGTCATTGGTCTGCTGACGGTTCTCCGTGTCTCCCACGACAGCGCCGACAAGCGCCTCTCCTCGAAGGTGGAGACTTATCCGTTGAATCAGGGGCAAATCTCCATGTTTACCGAAGATCTGCTGAAACTCGCCGAAGTGAAACCTCGAATTACCGCTTGGGACGTGTACAACGTGGCCACGGAACTTTACAAACCCGGAAAGACGGACTTCCCGGCCATGATCCCCCAAAACGGGGCCTTTGCCGAGTTGCTCCTTTCCGACAAACTTCCGCAGGCCTGATGACACGCATCAAAGGGCAACTGACGACAGCCGACTATCTGCCTTACAAGGAGTTCCTGCGTCTGCTGGATGCGTTGGACAGAGACGGGGAATATCTTGGTGAGACCTATTGCTGGCTGTCGTTCTGTACGGCTTTCCGGGCTTCGGATGTCCGTACACTCAAATGGAAGGATGTGTTGGGGAAGAAAGAACTGGTAAGAATTGAACAGAAAACACAAAAGAGCCGCAAGGTGAAGTTCAATGCCGGTGTTGTGGAAAAGACGGCCGGGCTTTATGAAAAGCTCGGCCGTCCGGCCACCGACAGCTACATTTTTGCCAATCCGCACACAGGGGTCCCTTACTCGTTGGAACATATCAACCGTCTGCTCAAGATTTACCGGGTCAAATACCGAATCCCGGTGCGGGCCTTTTCCACACACTCTTTCCGGAAAACATTCGGCCGGTATGTCTATGAACTGATGGGACGTTCGGCCGAATCACTGATACTGCTCAACCAGATATTTCGCCATACCAATCTGGAAACCACAAGGCGCTATATCGGACTGGCACAGGAGGACATTGACAAAGTCTACATGTCCATTAAAATATAAAATCAACAGTCTGTCAATCGTGAACGCCGGGGGCGGACTATTCTTTACAAACAACAGCATAACTGATACAATTATGAGCCTATTTCAAATCGGCAAGGTGCTGCCGGACGGTAAAGTCCGCCATATCAAGGCGTACCTCGAAAACACCATAGATGAGATTTCTCAAAAACTCCGAGTCTTTTATAGCTCGGAGAAACGCGTTGATGCACTACTTTCTCTTGGTGATATCGACGTCTTGGGGCCTTCTCCTTTCGGCAAATGGGAAAGATTGGACAGGGTACATTGCCGCTCCTTCATACGGGACGGATACGGCGACAAAAACAGATATTCTGCCCGAATCGCAGACAACGTGGAGACGTTCACACACATGGCCGACCATTGTCTGTTATACGACAATGGTGTCTGGTATCTACTCACCAACGGCGAGTGTATCCGCCTCGAGAGGTTCAATTTCTTTCCTGTGCATAAAGACATGAGAATGTACTCAGTCTATGTGGAAGGAGGGCGTGGACTTGAAAAGATTAACGCGCCGTATTCCTGGTCGCAGCTCCAGAAATATGCCGATAAAGTTAACTGGACCCTCTATGTGTTCCGTAAAGAAAAACTTGTGAAAATAATCCGTCCGTCCAACTTAAAATCCAAAGGCCATGCATAACGACATCATCAGTGCCATCCAGGCACTTCCCGAACATTTGTTCACTCCCGAAATTGCACGGGCCGCCATTGAAAGCAACGACATCGATGTATTGAACTACATTCCCCGCAGATTTCTGACTATGGAAATAGTCGAGAATCTGATAGAAAACAACATGAAAACCTGGAGTTCCTTCGATCTGGCAAGACTTCCGGTTGAGTGGCGGACACGGGAAATATGCGAGTTCGCTTTCAAGAATAACGTAAACAACATAAAGGCTTTTCCTGAAAGGTTCATATCCAGGGAGATTGCCAAAACTGTAGTATCTTGTGGCAGCAGATATTTTAATATTCTTTCTTACATACCCGCGACATTATGGGATGCTGAACTTGCATACATAGCGTTGAATAATAAGACTGTTTCAAACAGTTACAAAGAAGATAACGAGGAGGACTATCGCAGGATGCAGGTCGTATTAAGGTACATTCCAGAGAGCGTGAAAACCAAGTCTTTCTATCTGGGTATGTTCCGGGAACTGAAGGCCGAATGTGTCGTGTTGTCCATGTTGGTTCCCGACAAGTATAAAAATAAGAAGTATTACATGGAACTTGCCAAGCGCGACCTGTCTCTTGTGCCCGAACAATATATCTCTTATGAGGCTTTATATTGCGCGTTGCACTCGGAATACCAGAATTACCATATATATAGAGACCCTGAGTTCAAACGATATCTCCCATTCTTGGATAATCTCTTGGCTGACCGTCTGGCCATGAAGGCGCCCTACATGTTTTCGGATTTACCGCAGCAATTCCAAACTCCCGAACGTCTGATAATCGCCATCGAAAGCAAAGAGTGCACGAATGTTTATCATTTGGCCGAAGACATCAGACGGCAATTGCTTACGCCGGAAGTATGCAAGGCCTTTATCCGAAAGAATTCAACCTGTCCTAAGTTCCCCGACAATGTGTGGACAAAGGAGTTTGTCGACTACTGTATGGAACATGGAACGTCATTCCATTGGTTCAGGCAGATGCCACAGCGATTTCAGACTTCCGCCAATACACAGGCGGCATTTGACTATTGCACGTCCTATGTTTATTCCTTTGCCAAGCGCTTCATTACTCCGCAGATGGCAAAGCACTGCCATAGGGATACATCCTATAAAGATGCTGTTCCAAAACTATACTTGGAGGAGTTCAAAAAACAGACCGGGCTTCCCGAAGAATTTTATGGCGGTGAATGCAGTCTCCTTTCATTGAAAAATGCCAAAGTGGATTATTCATATTGTAAGATTGGCAATACTTATCTCGCCTTGTATACCAAGGATTGGGGCCGGACTGATAAACCCTATTTGATGATGACACGCGCCGAATCGAGATATTGTACCCCGGAAAAGGTGTTCGATGTTCCGATTGGCACTTTTCATCGTACATGGTTGGAGAAGATAGTCAGTCAAAAGGATCCGCAGTTTGTCAAGCCGAAAGTGGACAGTTCGCTCCGCGCCGTTCAAGCCCTGTGCTACTATGGAGTTGAAAAGATCAAGGACGTAAACCGCACCGAGATTTTCCGTAACACGTTTATGGGGGAGACAATCGGATATTGTGCCCGACGCAGGGACCTGACCTACCACTGTGACGAGTGTGAGAACCTCCTTGCGGGTTTGAAGTATAAAATGCGAGGTATGGCTGTCCCGACCATACTGGTAGACGAATGCTTCAAGTACAGCGCCGATATGCTGCACCAGAAGTTAGGCTTCTGCTATGCGGGAATGACTTCTTTCGCTACGGACTACGGGCTGGATATGGACAAGTCCTACAGCATCCGGGAAATGCGGCAGATAGTCAATGAGATTGGTTATAAACCTTCTTTAAGTTCCTACAGAAAAGAATTGAAAAAACTGAATATAATATGAAGTATAAAGTAGCTATTGAAGAGACTTTCTGCAAGACCATCGAGGTAGAAGCGGAAAGTGCCGGTCTTGCGGTAAGCATTGCCGAGAACGAATATAATGAAGGCAGACATAAGCCGGGTGCGGATAACTTTGCAGGTGTGGATATCGCACTATCCGCACAGGATGAAGAGGCTAAATGCGCCATGAATGACCAGGAGTTTGTCGATTTCGTCGAGCGTTACTTCGAGAGCATGGAGTGCGAAATTTCTTTGGACGACAAGATCAGGGTTGCGTTCGGAAGCATGGATAACGCCTTGTACGAGTTCAGAGAAAACAGGAAATGCCCCAAGGCGAAAGAGGAACGTCAGGTTTGTATCTTGTGTAAATGCGATGCTTGGCATTTATACAACTCTATGGAGGCAATCGGAATATTCTCCTCACAGGAAATAGCGACTGAATATTTACGTCGCAACCAAATACGGTTTCGTCTGAAAAACGAGAATCTGGAGCAGTTCGAGGCTTTCGGTCAGACACAGGGTCGGGACGAGAATTATATTTGCTCGTGGATGTCACTTGACTTGTTGCCCGAGGAGGAGAAACCGCCCGTTCACGATGATGCTTTCTATGACCAAGAGTTCACTTGTAGGGACTCCAAATTGTCAAGACGCGATCTTGAGTCTCTTCCTGCACCTTTCTGTACGGAGGACGTGACTGATGAGCAAATGCAGGAAATCATAACTCAAACAGACGTGGAAACACGAACTCGTCTGAAGCTGAATGACGAGGAACATATCAACTTCGACAATGAACGCCACAATGAAGCTTGGTGGGAAGCGTTGGAAGCTGCCGTGAACGGCCAGAATGTTCCGTACTATGAGGATTTGCTGGATGTATATCACGGTACCCCGGACCCCGAAGTAGAGTTTTTCACGAAAGGAGACCAGACTATCCACTTTACCGATGACCGTGCAGAGGCGGAAGAATACGCTTACGATGAGAAAAATGGCGGTATTGGGCCGAATGACCTTCCTGTGTTGATACATGCCCGAATCCACATGAAGCATCCGTATCTCATTACAGACCCACAGGAATGGGCGGAACTGATCGCCAACAATGAGGTTGATAAGAAGAAATACGAAGGATATGACGGACTCTGTTTCACAGACGAGGAAACGGAAGTCAGCTATTACATACTCTTCGATGCGCGAAACTGTAAAATCACGGAACGCGAGATTTTGGAATAATGTTCATCAAATGCCATAATGATGACCGACCGTCACGGCTCCCGTTAGCTGTGGCGGTCTTTTTATTTAAGTGGCGAGTTTCAAACACCCCCAATCATATCTCTCTATTCTTGAAAAAATCCGAATGATGAAAAAGCACATTACTTGGCAGGAAGTCAGCGACCTAAGTGTTGCCCTGCAAAATGAGATCATTTCACTGCTGAAAGAAAACAATCTCGATGAACTCGAACTGAAAATCGACGACGAAAGACCGGAAGATGCCACCTATGTTCTTGACTATAATGGGCATTTTGACTCATGGACGGAAAAGATGGTGACGCATGTCGGGCTGAGCGATGATGACCTCTATTTGAAGGTTTACGATAATATCGAGGGTGAAGAGTCTACGATTTACGCCAGCGAAATGAGCCTGGCGACAAGAAATCCCTGTTGGCTTGTAAGTATCCGCGACAATATGTTGACGGCATTGGACGCAGACCGCACAGACAAGGAATACGCGGAATTGAACGAGCGGCTGAATCAGGCAGAACAGGATATCCTTCAGTTCATGTTGGAACTGCTGAAAAAGAAAGGCCGTATTTCTCTTGACCTTTCGGAAGAGGAAGAATTGAACGACAACATCTTCCCGATCACGGCCACCTTGCATGAAGGTAACGATACTCCGCGCATCAAGCTGACAGATGTTTATCTGTCTGAGGACGGTCACCTGAAAGCTGACGGTATAGACGCGGAAACCGGTGAGAAACGCTCGGGTTTCTATGTTCACGCCGAGCAGTACACCGATGTGTTCCACTTCATTGGCCATTGTATATAGCAACCCCGAAAGGCTATGGCAACAAGAACGATATACTTGACTGTGCGTCTGGACTTGTCTAATCCGGACGTGGACGAAATCACGGACGACGACGTGGAAGAGATTGTCAGTGAGGTGGATTATGAATTCAGAAACTATGGGAACTATGAAATCGAATCGGAAATCTGCGGACAAAATGACGAGGGCGGTTTTTAGAAAATACCTTGATGGACAAATCATCGCCCTCTTCCCGGACATCCCTTGGTCCGAGGATGGTTCTGTAACTTCATACATGCATGTCGGGCAGCACGGCGCCGCGTACTATAAACAGGTGATTGACTCGACAACACCTGCCAGTGAGGAAGATTACAGTGCATTGCTCGAAGAACTGGAAACGATAGGTTATGACAACCTGCGTATTGTTAAAAGAAAGTGATCATATGGAACTGGACAGAGAAACACAAATCCGCATTTTGGAGGAACATTTCACCGGCTGTCTCAATTTCTGGAAGCATCAGGGCATGGATGAAAAAGCTGCAGAAGAAAGCGCCCTTCGGGAACTTCGCCAGGTAAAGAACAACCCGTTTTCCTCTCGCCCGTGTCCTATGGATCCGGCAATCGTGGCGGAAGTTGCGGACAGAATTCAGCAGGAAAAACAATGATGTGACATGATAACTTTTAAGAAAGGACAACGAGTGTGGTGGGACGATCCTGCCCACGAAAAATCCGGCGAGTACGATGTGCTTGCCGTAGATTACGCTCAAAATATCGTGAAAATAGGGAACGGGAAAGAGACTGTCGAGTTGCCCTCGGAACAGTTGGAGATTACCTGCCCGGTATCGGAAGAAGACCGGTTGCAACTTGACAAACTGGAACAGCATTATCATATACTGGGAAAAGACGCTCTGGAACTGATGCGGAAAATCGTCTCCTGTTTCGATGAAGGGAGGTTTTCCGTCGAGGGGTATTCCGTGCGGGGTTGCGACGAGGAACATGACCCCTGCTGCATTTATGGTTTTGTGGTGGACAACGAGGAAGTGTACGTCGAGTTGGAATATGAAAGCGGAGGTGTCCGTATGATCCCGGCCCGGGATTTACATACCGAGGCACTCTTTGAGGCTTTCTGCAAATTGGCCGGAAATCTATCAATATCCCATGAAACAACTTCCAACTGACGAACATGAAAGAGCTCTATATTAAAAATCTATGTATCGAGATTACCCGGCGCTGTAACATGAGCTGTGCCCACTGTATGCGGGGAGACGCCGAGCATGTGGATATTCCCTTGAAACATATAAGCACCTTGCTGCGGCATGTCAGGCATATCCACCATCTCAATATCACGGGTGGTGAGCCATCGCTTAACGTCCGAGCTATCCGCCATATACTCAACCGGGTACGCGCCTATGGCATTACGGTCAATAATTTCTATATCGTAACCAACGGCTCGGCAGCGTCCCGTTCCACAGAATTCATAGAAGCCTGTGCTGCTTTGTATGAATACCAGGAGGAAAAGGAACAGGGGACGTACTCCGGTCACATGCTCGAAATGAGCGACGACCGTTTCCACGATGCGGCGGAACATGCCGCCACCGTCGCTGCACTCTCGCCGTATCCGTTTTTCGGAGTTCGGGGACAGGCCGAGCATATTGCCCTTTTCCGGGAAGGCCGCAGCACGGAGGGGATTCCGAATCCCATTCATGAGATTTACCTTACGGAGACAAACTATGTCTATGGCGACCTCTATCTCAATGCCGAAGGCATGATTCTCTCCAATGGAGACCTGAGCTATGGCCGCCAGCGGGAACACGCCTTGTGTCCCTGCGGGAAACTGATGCAGTATCTCCGCATGACCTTGAAAAAGCGTCAAAAAGAAAGATTGTACGAATAAACATTCAAAACCCCAAGACACATGATAAAAATAACCCTGATTTTCGGCGAGGGCGCCGTGAGAAAATACGACGAGAGTAAAGAACTGCCTTCCCAAGAGTGGCTGCTGGATAATGGGGGCGTCGTGGACGAGAAAGCGTTCAGAACCGAGGCGGAGTACAATGCCTACGTCGCCGGAGTGAACGACGCCGACGGATGGACGGACTACCGGATCATACGCCACAAGGACGAACCGGAAGATACGGACACTTCGCATGAGGAGGCCGTCTGGCTGCGCCTCGGAGTTACCGTCCAAGGCCGCCGTGAGGAGATCGAAAAAATCCTGGAAGGCGATACGGATACTCTTCGGAAACTGCTTGAAGCTGGACGTTATGAAATAAACGGAGAGACCTATATTCCGGGAACGGCCATCGAAGAGTATAACGCAAAACATCGGACCAACTTCGACGCAAAGGACATCGATTTTCACATCAGCGTCTAAACAAAACCTTCAATTACGATCATGATAAAAGCAGTAGTATTGCTCGGAACAGAAACAGTGAAACTGTTCGAGCGCACGGGGAAAATACCGGAGAACAGCCCGGAAGAATCAGGCGGCTATGTAATTGTCCAGCAGTTTGAAACAAAAGCCGAATACGATGCTTATGTAGCCGGCATGGAGGATCATGATGGACATGGAGATTGGAGGATGATTACCGTTCAGGATGCTCCGGATTCACCCTTTCGTGAAGGGGACCTGGTCCGGCTTACCGATGATGCCGTGGAAACCATCCGCCTTGCCTGTGGGAACGAGGCTGCGGAATATCGCAGGCAAATGATACTTGAGGTTAAGGCGCTGGAATGGAATGAAAATGCATGCACGGCAAAGGTAATGGATATTCGTGAAGATGACGAGCAGGTGATTTCCGTCGCCTGCCTGCGACGGCTGACGGCCGATGACTTGCGAGAAAGACAGTAAACAGACAAACTAAAAGTAGGAATGATGGAGGATATATTGATTCTGGCGGACAGCGATCAGGAACTGATTGACCGCTATCTGGATAAAGAAAAGAATGCTCCTGACTATGCCCAACTGAAGGAACTGGAAGAAAAACAAGGCCGTGACTATGGGCAGACTGAGACCGCGTATGCGCAACTGAAAAGGAAATTGTTTCAAAGGGCGTTGAAAAATTTTGTCTCGCGTGTGTGCCAGGAACAGCGGGATTTATGCGAACAAGGGTTCTGGGAGGCGGAATGTGGCGATGAAGCGGAATTTATTTGCCAAGCGCCTATGCCGGATCTTGTGGCAGACATTGAAGAATATGAGAGAATGTGCCGATGGTGGCATGATCTGGACGATGACACACGAATTGATCTTGCCGCCGTCTTTGAGGGAGAATTTGGCTCCATTTACCATAATGAGGATGCGATGGAGACGCAAGATAAAATATGCAACTGCTGGATGGCACTTCCGCTCGAAACCAAACTGCGTATTTACCATTGCGTCACAGAAGACTAACCAGGTAAAAACATGCCATACAAAAGTGAAAAAATAATCATTCGGGGGTCACAATATGACCGGCGCCAGAAACTGACGCCAGAGCAGAAGTCGGAAATAGCCTTTCGATACGCCACAACCGACATCAGCCAGCGTAAATTGGCCAAAGAATATGGGGTCAGCAGACGGCTGATTACCTTTATCGTAAACCCCGAAGAGGAGCAAAGGAACAGGCTACGGCTTAAAATAAGAAAGGCCAAAGGCCTGTACAAGCCTGATAGAGCCAAGCTGACCAAGTCAGTACGAGAATACAGACGGTATAAGCAGAAGCTTTTCTTGGAAGGGAAAATACAATTAACAGACTCACAATAATGAACATTCAAACACTCACCAAGAATTACAGGGAGCGCTTCGTGGCGTTCAACAAGCGCATCGACGAAATCGGGACGGACCCGAAAAAGAAAACCAAGCTCGGCCAATCTCCGAACTTTCTAAAAGAGGTGCTCAGACCTGTCCTGGACGAACTCCCGAACCTGTTACCCGGATACGGTTTCAAACCGACAACCGATAGCTACGCCATGTATGGCGAATATTATCGTATCAAGGCCGGCATTACCTTGTTGGGGGGAATAACCATCAAAGAGGATTTCAATTTGGTGTTCACTCCACTGTTCCACGGCCAACCGTGTGGCGAACAGCATGATATCAATTCGATGGATGATCTGCTGGCAGCTCTGAAAGAACAACTTGAAAGAAGGGAGGTGGCTTGCAAAATATAAATAGATATGAATGGACGCTTCGTAAATTATTGTATATTTGTCAGATGATAAATGTCTGTATATGATTTACGGAACTATACCACCTATTATGAGCAGATTACAGGCATATCCATTGTTTGGTTCTAAAACAGATATTATTCATATATGAAGAAAGAAGAGAACATCCGTCTATGTTATGGTCGTATGAAGGAGAGGCATGGCTCCGAAGCTGTTGTCTTATTTCATGTGGGAGACTTCTATGAGGTATATTTTGATGATGCCCAAACAGTTGCCCGGATCGCGGATGTGCCTCTGTTCACAATGACTGCAGCGGGAATTCCGGCAGCGAGAATACCCGAAGCGTCTATGGAAGAATGTAGAAACCGGCTGCTGGATGCGGGACACAAAGTATCTGTGTCTGAGGTCCGGGGCGCATCCGGTCGCCATGTGCTTAAAGTTCAATGAAAGAATTCTGGAAAAAGGCAGACGAATTTGTTTTCATTTCCTCTGCAATCGGACCGTGGACTTGGCTTGTCACGATCGTAATTATTGTTGCTTTTTTCAAGATATGCTTCACGCATGGGCCTGACCCCGTTAACGAAAGTATCAACAAGTCTGCCGAGATTGTTGACCATATCATGGTTCTCGACAGTACAAAGAACGGATTCCGCGTAACCTATGCGACAGCAGAGCCTGTCACAAACGAAAAGTTCGTCGAAATAGCCGCCCGACAAGAAATCAAGGAAGGCTTTGAAAGACTCAAAAAAGAGGCTCCCATCCATTTCGGGGGAAATTTGCTGGAGGCCGATATCTGCGATTTTGCCTTATATGCCTATCGCTTCCACATCGATGATGATATTCTCATTCATAACATCTTTGTGGCGGGTAAAGAGAAGATGGATTTCTATGTGCGCCCGAATCCAAATCTGCCAGGATGTGCTACATGGATGCATCATGGGACAGAGCAAGGCAACCAATATCTCAATAGCAACGATATCAATTACTATATACCTAACGGCGGTCGGGTTTACAGATACTGGAAGTGCCGTTTCCTTTTGCAATCGTCTGATACAGACGAGCGTTTCAGCCATTTTACGGAAGAAGAACGACTGTACTGACCTGCGCAAATCTCTGTATACACACCCATAAAGTGCTGAAAATTAAAGCGTAAAAGCTTTGTCCGTATGGCAAAATATTCATACTTTTGCCTTATTACAGACTGATTCGGTATAAGATTGTCAATTGAAAGCAATAGTTTGAATATGACAAAGATTTAGCATGACCTCAGAAAAGTCGCAGATTAAGTTTGCGAAATCGGAGCGTACGGGTGAATTGATCGGCTTTGTTTCCCGACACTCCAAAACACGTAAATTGATGGGAGTCCGCGAAGACTCAAGATTCGGCAAACAGATTTGTGTTCTTTCAGCAGACCTGAAAGGCAAAGTCGAGCCCAATGTTCTTTATTCTGTCGAACTGAAACCTATGCACAAGGCAAATGGGTATGTAGTTGTTGCCGCTACACCCGTGTTGTTCCCAGCGCAGGTAGAGACAGTAATTATTCCCAAAACACTGTATCAGGTGACAGTGACGTTCGGCAACAAGAAAGTGTTTTTCGATCCGAAAGACGGGAAAAGTGCAATGAGCCGCACCATTGAAGGAGTGCTGTCCGTCTTACAAAGCAGAAAAGACATAAAAGACCAGGAAGGCGTAATCTTCGATTATCTCCAACAGGCAAAAGCCTTGGTAAGAAGATTGGAAGCGGACGGCTTCATCTATGTGGACGGCAAGAGGAACGGATGAAAGAACGCCCCCAAATAGGTATCGCAACTGACGGATCCCATTCTACAAAAGAGAGGTTGACGTGCTGCCGGGCCGTCGACCTCTCTTCCGAAAAAGAGATATTCCGTATAGTGTTAGGAAACTGGACAAACAACATCGGGGAGTTTCTCGCGATTATAGAAGCGGTGAAATACATTCTGGCAAACCCGGACACTCCTCGCGTCATCTACTCAGACAGCATTACCGCTATAACATGGTACAGGAACAAGAAAACGGCTTCTTCAAGGCGTTGTCCTGCGTTACTTAAAGCGGAAGTTTTCCTGAAGGCGGTGGCCGCCAGAATCGACGACATCGAAGTGGTTCATTGGGACAACAAAAGATGGGGTGAAATTCCGGCGGATTTTGGGAATAAATAAAATGTGCTTGATTATGGCAAAATTAAAATCTGAATCACAGAAATACGTTGAGCTGAAGGAGGAAGACTATCTTCTGTTGGTTGAAAACACAATTAAAATGGAAGCCTTGAAGATTGCAGGTATCGAGAAGATGCCCATCTATAAAGCGATGGAACATATTCTCCAACATCAGCACATCGACCTCATGGTTAAGCCGGTATCCAGGAAATATTCCTGA